CAAAACCAAATGCGACCTCATACACATCTTGAACTTTCAACTCATTTCACAAATTCCTATCTCCTTAAATCACGCTCGAGATTTCTTCTCTATTTAAGGTAAGGGAACCCAGGTTCCCTTATGAACCCTCCTTTTGAAGTTAAACATTTGTAAAAACAACATAAAAATATTTGTCCTATATACATTGTCAAACATGGAAATGGCTATTGGTGATTACTTAAAAAATTGTTTCGAATATATAGCAGAAGTTGAATATATACACCAGTTTTTTATTGTAAGTAAGATTTATTTTATGTATTGTGTGCTTCATTATTGCATACCACATATGTATGTCTATTTTTGCGTACCATTTACACTCGTAGGTATTTTGATGTCTCCTTTCATATCACAAGCCCCACATTGTGTCGCTTTGCGGTATATGTTATACACATTTGGTGACAATATTAAAACGATGTTTTTATTGATTTCTGGGTGGTTTGCAAGTTTTTTATCTACTAAATCCGTGTAAAATTGAATCATGTATATAACAATAATAAATAATAAAATAAAATATGTCAGTAAATAAATCATTAATAATTGAAGAAAACAACGAAAAAAAACAAATACGATATGATTGTTGTATTTGTTTTGAAGAATTAGGAAAAACAAACATAAGTACAACCCCATGTGGGCATACATTTTGTTTCAATTGTATTGTAAAATGTTTGAAGGTAAATAATACATGCCCTTATTGTCGCACCGTATTAAAAGATGACGAAAATGTAGTAAGCACAACATATAATGATGATGATGATGAAGAATCAATATGGAGTGAAGATCAATATACACAAGAAACGTATATTTGGGAAAATACATCGAATCCGGTATCCATGCTTACAAGTATAACCGAATTGGCTACAATTCTTCATGGTAAAGGAATTACCATGGAGAATATATTAAGTGTGTGTTTCTGCCGATATGACAACAATACAAACCACAGAGATACGAATAAAATTTATAAACAACTAATAAATATAGTAAAGATAAACGATAATGAAAAAAAAAATGAATGGACTGAGCGAAAAATGTTTATGCAAGAGGATTTACGAAGAAACTGCGTAAAGTCATCAACATCAAATATATTAGAAAAAGAGAGCGAATATTTGGATTTCAACATGTTTGATACTATGAACTCCATGACATAATATAATACATCCAGACACGTTACACTTTTTGTAATTATAATCGATTATATTTTTGCTATTAATTATAATGCATTTAAACTGTATAAATGGGAGCATTTTTTTCTAAAATTTACGAAGCATGTTTTTCACAACAAACGAATGATGACACACAAAGTACATATATCGAATATATTAATGTTGATGAACCTTATTCATCATCATCTGAAAGCGAGGAAGAGTTAGAAAACATAGAAGAAAGCGAGGAAGACGAGGAAGAGTTAGAAAACATAGAAGACGAGGAAGAGTTAGAAAACATAGAAGAAAGCGAGGAAGACGAGGAAGAGTTAGAAAACATAGAAGAAAGCGAGGAATGGTTAGAAGAAGAAACGATTATTTTTACTGTTTCCAATGAAAAAAAAGCACTTGTGATTGGTATCAATTATAATGAAGATGAAATTAAAGATAATGACTTAAATGGTTGTGTGAATGATATGAATAATATTAAAGATTTTTTACATGAAAATTGTTTTTTTATGGACGATGATATTCGCACATTATGTAATTCTGAAGCATCACGAAAAAACATTGAGGACGAATTCTCATCCCTAGTTGTTTTTTCACATGAAAATCCGGGTTCTGAAATATGGGTAAGTTATTCTGGACATGGTTCAAATAAATTTTCATTCGAAGAGGAAGATTTAAGAAGTGAAGTTATTTGCCCTTCTGATTATGCGATAAATGGTATGATTAGTGATTCTTGGATTCAGGAGAATTTCGTAAAAGGATTAGAAAAAACAACCAAGGTGTTTGTTTTGATGGATTGTTGTAATTCCGGTAGTAATTTAAATTTGCCTTATCGTTGTAGATATGGTGATGTGGCAACTGGCGATGTTTCTTATACAACTGAAGAATTAAATAATTTATGTAATATCGTAAAAATAAGTGGTTGTGAAGACGACCAAACAAGTGCCGATTATTTTGAACGTAAAGATAACGAATTCCAAGGAGCATTAACGAATGGTTTTATTCATTTTAAACATAATACAAACAATACTATGGTTGTTTTTTACAATAACATTTTATCCTATTTAACCAATCGCGGATTTACCCAAAGACCTGTATTCTCATTTTCCAAAGCAACATTGTTGAATAGTAAATTATGTCAATAAACGTAAATCTTCAAATGTATAAATCACAAAAAAACAATTTTATTGTGATTTTCAAAATGGCAATTCCCATCATTCCATCAATCATGTATTTGCAATCGTATTTTGCGTTTTGCTTGATATTCTTCTTCAAAGAGATATAATGAAAACTGCCGATACTGAAAAATCGCATGTTTCTGTTCTAAAAACAATCGTGACATAAGTTTTAAGTCGGGTAAATAGACTTGATATATGTAACCATTTTCGATAGTCTGTTCGTTAAATAAAATTCCGCGATGTTCTCTTTGACTCAATTCTGGGTCTTGTATGAATTGAGAAAGTAAATTGCAATTGTTCTGTATGGTGCGAATTGATTTCATGGAAGTATTTAAAAAATCCAATTGTGAAACCCATTTATCTAAAAAAACGCGTGCATTTTCACTAATGGGGATAGCCAATACATTTGCATAAAACGAAATTTGGTTTAGTATATCAACCAATCGTCGTATAGGACTCGTAATATGAATATAACAATCTTCATTCATGACATCATGTTGAAATACGGTCTCATCTTCATTGTATTTGACATAAGTGGAAGACACATTATTCCACATGGACAGCATTTGTGTAGTGTCATGTTCCAAATGTTGATATTCAGAATTTTGAGTAAGTTCCTTGTTTTTCATGATAGAATTTCTAAATACGCCACATTTCCGGTCTCGCAATTGTTTTGCGCATTGTATATTCATAAAAATCATCCAATAAGACACAACATCATGGCTATCTTGAATATTCGAATCCAGTTTTTTGGAAAGAGACTCTAATTTTTGATAATGTTTGTTTTTGTGAAGTTTTTCTTCCTCATAAGCAAAGTTTTTCCGGACACAAATTAATGCCGTGAAAAATCGCAATGAAGACCAATCAATAGTTCCATCCTGATGAATGAGTATTTCCATAGCAAAGGTGATCCGTTTTTTTTTCTCCAATAAACTATACCAATCTTCGGATAAAATAGTGGGTAACATAGTACGTTTGCTATCCGGAAAATACACAGTAGAAACGCGCTGAGACAATTGAGACCACAAATCCATTGTTTCCAACCAAACAAATACATTGGATATATAAACTGTTACTCTCAATAGATCATTGTTATCTTCACATTGTTGAATACTAAAAGCATCGTCTAAATCAGTACTTCCTTTTGGGTCAATCGTAAAAACATAGCATTGTTCGGTCTTATCTTCCACATGATAAAGAGGGTTTTGAGAAATATCTTGAATATAATCGGGCAAATGTTTCTCCGCGATTTGTCGTTGAAGATATTTGGACATTTTCGAATTTGAAAAATGAATATTTTTAGAGTGCAATTGGTATTCATAAAACGCGGGTAAATGATCAACATCGCCTAGGGTTTCGCGAATGACCCCCCTCGGATGTTTTTCGTCCCAATGAGAAAAGGAAAAGGTGACGTATTTATTTTTGAATGCTTTTGAAAAAGCGATTTTTTGGTCATAGGGAACCAACAATTCAGGAAGGAAATTATCATAGGGGATACATTTATACAACAATCGATTGTTATGCGAACGCCCATAAGTACGTGTATTAACCAATATCAAAACCCCTGCATATACGCGGGTTGTATCAATGGTATTCGATAATTGTTTTGTGATATATCCCGAATCATCGATTTCGAGTTCGTCGTGTGTGAATAACTTCCAGTCAATGGGATGAAAATTATCAGGAAGGGATGGGAATATTTCTTCGTCTTTTTCATTAAAAAAAGACCATGAATTATATTGTCGGTTATTGATTCGTATTTTGCAGTGCATAGGTCATATATTATACAATTTATACATTTATATTGTTTTACATTTATTATTTTGCACATTTATGTTTTTTACAATTATGTTATTTTGCATCTCAATAAATTCAACAAAATTGAAAGGTTTTTTATTTAGAAACTAAATACATCACAGTTATACCAACTATTAAACTAAAAATGATTTCAGATAAACCGATTCAATATAAATCCCTGATTGAAATCACTATTGCTAGAAATCGTGCTATTCATTCACAATTGGTGTTGCCTCCCCCTCTAGTTATAAAAGTAAAAGGGAGCACATTACTTGAATATATTACTGTATTGCCACCAGAGTTAAAACGATATATATTTCAATATATCGACATTGAAACCCGTATTCAAATGTTATTGCAAAACAGACCTTATTTACTGACTGGTTCAATGCGCCCACCGAACGAAGAATTAAATGCAAATGGCAAAAACCCCTTTTATTATTTATTTAATGGTTATAATACACAGAAAATAATGAAGCAGGGTTGGGTTAAACAATTCTTTGTTTGTGATGGTACGAAGTGGAAAGCAAATACGGAAATAAAAACAATATGCCCACCGTCCCAGATATTGACAACAAATGTTTTACTGAATCCAAATCTAAGAGAAAACCGAAAATTAGTTACATATAATCATCCCATTGTAAGAATATTTGACAAGTTTCGTAAAAATAACATGAACTCACATACTTTATCTGTACCAATAGCCGCATTAACCTTATTAATACAAACAGATTCATTCGATAGTAATATCAATTATTATCTAAGAAATAAGGGATTTAAATTCATAATTGCAATGAGCATATTTATTGATAAGATTCAAAAATTTCAAGATAAAGCATTAGAATTAAAAAAAGAAATTTTGAATAGATCTGAAATGGAACGCGAAGATAGAATATCTCTTTCCTTAAATGTAAGAATTCGTAATGAACAAAAAATAGCAGCCAGGGTACAAGCCAAACAAGCGAAAGAACAGGCCAGGGTACAAGCCAAACAAGCGAAAGAACAAGCCAAAGAACAAGCCAAACAAGCGAAAGAACAGGCCAGGGTACAAGCCAAACAAGCGAAAGAACAGGCGAAAGAACAAGCCAGGGTACAAGCCAAACAAGCGAAAGAACAGGCGAAAGAACAGGCCAAAGTACAAGCCAAACAAGTTAATGTACAAGCAAAATAATCCAAAGTGTAAAATAAATAATTAAATAAATAAATTTTTTTGTATAATCCAATAATGGGGTAGATAATTTATTTACTACACAATATGCCAGAGCATCTTTTCCTGCATTACATTTTCAAGCTATAGAAAGAATAAATACTTGGAAAAGATTATTACAAAAATATAATACATTACAATAACTGAGTAAATTCAACTGCATTACATACCGCTGCATATTTTATTTTATTATTATCTATCATACAAAATTTGTTCCTAGGATCAAAAAATGTATTATTAAACATAATAAAAGATTCCTTACCTTCTTGCTTATCAATTTGTTTTTTTATTTCTTTTAATTGCTTCTCATTTAAACTTCCTTTGTATCCCCTACCACCATGAATGCGCAAATAATTAAAATTAGTAGTTCGTGGAGGTAGATTTAATCCACTAGGCATTGTTCCCATCCATTTGGAATCTATTTTTTTTTGTATATATGTAGCAGAAATACACCACTTCATTTTTTTAAACTTATCATATACTTCTTGTTTAAACCACGATGTATCCCGGAACTCAAAAACGATATTTAAATTTGTTGGAATATATTTACTCATTTTCTCAATTCTTTTCATATTTTCATCTTTATAGGTAAATGATGGAGGGAGTTGAAAAAGAATTGCTTGTAATTTTGAACCAAGTGGTTTAATACTATTCCATAAAACTTTCCATCCCTGTTCAACATCATTAAGTCTTTTCATATGAGTTATATATCGTGAGGCTTTTATCACTATAGAAACATTTTCTGGAAAATTACGCCAATTTTCTATTACTTTAGAACTAGGTAGTCTATAAAATGTGCTATTAATTTCTATACAATTTAAACATCCTAAATTGAACCATAATTTTTGTGAAACCATAAATCCTGATGTTCCTATTTGATATTTATTATTTTTCTTTCGTGTAGAACATTGTAATGTATTTTTAGAGCCTTTGTTGCGTTTTGTTTTATTTTGTTTGTTTGTTTTCGTTTTCTTTTTTTGAGTTTTCATTACTATATTTACATATAAAAATTGAATTATTATATGATAATCATCAATTTCAATAACCGTTGAGAAACCATCAAATGTCCAACGATATATATCTATATATATAAACCGATGAGTAAAAGATTAAGAGGTCAAAATGATGAGAATGATGAGAATGAGAAAAAAAGGAAAAAATTGGATAAGAATTTATTAGATGAATTAACAATTGCTTTTTCTGGATTAAACATAAATGATACGGAAAAAGTTGACGATAGTATAGAAGAAATAACAAAAGGTATGGGTGATTTACACATAGGACCTATCAAAGTGGTGATTATGCCTTTTGCTCATGGTGGTATTATACCATCAACGAAGGACGAACAAAAAAAGATCGAAGGAATGGATATCAAATTAATCACTTCGACACCCGGTACATGTACATTAATGAAACAGGATAGTTATATTAAGTTATTATCTACAATAGCTGCCAGAGTAAAGTTTAGAGATCATACACAAAATCCTAATTTTGATAATCAGTTACTAGAGTACTTTAATAATTTCCAAAATTATACAGTGAGTGATACAGTATTTGAGACATCAATCTATATTCCTGAAATAAATAAATATTGGCACAGATTACCAAGCAAACAAACTCAGGAAGGTTATATTGATATATTATCAGATACATATAGAATGTATAATTATAATGATAAAACCCCAAGTACAAAAATTTATGGTCCAATTCCGGAAAGTGATCCATTATGGGATGTTATTCAACCAATTGCAAGACTTATGGGTGTTAATGCAGGTGATTATAGAGAATCCCCTTTTGTAATTTATATGTATATAGATCAGAATGGTGTTTTCAGGGGAGGTATTACTCCGAATACATATAGAGGTATAACTCTTAATCAAATATTATATAATACAAATGAATCTATTAAAAATGAATTGGGTAAAAAAGTGCATTATGTTTTCGCTGATCCAAATTGTACTTATGGTGATGCAAACCTCAAATTTGGTGGGAGACTATCAAAAAAACATGCGAAACATAGCAAAAAAAGAATAAAAACGAATAAAAATAAAACGAATAAAAATAAAACGAATAAAAAACAAAAAAAGTAAAATTGATAAAATATTGAATTGAAAACATATTAAAATTTGGGGTATTATATAGTATAATGCCTGTAAAACGGAGTTACAATAATAAAAGGAATGAATCGGTTTATATAGGAACAACAAGTTATTTAATAATAGTGGAATCGCCATCAAAATGTGCAAAAATCGAAGGTTATCTTGGCTCAAAATACAAATGCATTGCGAGTAAAGGACATATACGCGAATTAGTTGGATTAAAGAGTATAGCGGTTCGTTCCAATTACAAACCCACTTTTACGATTATTAAGGAAAAAGCTTCGCATATATCTTGGATGAAGGAAATCATCAAACAATATCCCAAAGAGTCGATTTATGTAGCAACAGATGACGATCGCGAAGGAGAAGGGATTGCGTGGCATATCATGATGCTATTTAATTTACCATTGGAAACCACGAAACGTATATTATTCCACGAAATTACCCAAAAGGCAATCATGGATGCAATTAGCAAACCACTCATCATCAATATGGACTTGGTAAAAGCACAACATGCGCGTCAGATATTAGACATAATAGTTGGTTTTAAGATTTCCCCTTATTTATGGAAGCACGTTCGTGGTGGAAAAGACAATGCATTATCCGCCGGACGTTGTCAAACTCCCGCTTTACGTTTGATATATGATCGTGAAAAAGAAATCACGGAACACCCTCTTGAAATGAAATACAAAGTAACGGGAATTTTTACTCCTCAAAAATTAATGTTTCAGTTGAATCAGGAAAGTGATGATAAGATGGAAATAGAAACTTTCTTGGAACACTCAAAAACATTTACCCATATGTTATCATTAAAAGCCGAAAAAAAAAGTATTCGACACCCCCCGCGACCTTTTCATACATCGGGTTTGCTTCAAACTGCGAGTAATGTTCTTCATATGTCACCTAAAGTAACGATGCAAACTGCTCAAAAATTATACCAGAGTGGTTTAATAACCTATATGCGAACTGAAAACGCGAAATATGCACAACCTTTTGTAGAAACAGTGAAAAAATATATCTTGGATAACTACGCAGAAACATATATAGGTGACTTGGAAAAGGTAACAAATACGGATACAAAGAATCCTCATGAAGGTATTCGGGTGACAAATATAGGAACACGGACGATCGATGCATTGGAAGGTCGTGAAAAGGCATTATACCAGTTAATTTGGAGAAATACCTTGGAGAGTTGTATGCCGGCGGCGACATATCAAATTCATCCTTTAGAGATTAGTGCGCCGAATTTGGGTAAAAAGGTGGGTTTCTATAAACACAATTTGGAAATTCCAATTTTCTTGGGATGGAAGATTATAAAAGGGGAAAAGGAAAATGACGAAGGGACCTATTTGTATATAAAAACCTTGTGTGGTGCAGGTAAATCAGTGATACAATTCCAAAAGATTGAGAGTGAAGTGGCTGTACGAAATAAAATCACTCATTATACGGAATCATCCATGGTACAAAAATTAGAAGATTTGGGGATTGGTCGCCCATCGACATTTGCCACATTGGTGGAAACAATCCAAGACCGTGGTTATGTAAAGAGGGGTGATATTACCGGAATCCCAGTGGTTTGTACAAATTTCGTGTTATTTCCATCAAAAATCTTGGAAAAACAAGAAATAGAAAAGGTTTTAGGAGGAGAAAAGGACAAATTATCTATTTTGCCAGTGGGTATATTGTGCATTGAGTTTCTGTTAAAATATTTCGAAAATTTATTTGATTATGATTATACGAAAAATATGGAAAGTGATTTGGACAATATATCAAGAGGTTCTCAAGAAAAAGGTTGGTATGATATTTGTAATAATTGTGTAAATGAGATAACGAAATTGTCAAAAAAATTGGGACAAGTTGAAAAAACAGCTTATACAATAGATGATGAACATGAGATAAGTTTCCAACAATATGGGCCATGTGTAAAGCGCACCTCTCAGGAAGGGACGATAACATATTTACCCATAAAGGAGAATATAGAAATCGATCTAGAAAAGGCGCGAAATGGTGAATACAAATTAAACGATGTTTTGGCATTTGAAAAGGAGAATTTAGGTATGTATCAAGGTCATGAAATCAAAATAAAAAGGGGTAAATATGGAACTTATTTAGAAAATGGCGAGCACAATTATAGTTTAAAGGGATATTCAGGTGATTTAGACAGGGTCACAATAAAGGATGCGATTGACTACATCGAATCATTCTCTAAGGAGAAGCCGTGCAAGGGAGAAATTTTAAACAAAGAGATGAGTATTCGTTCTGGAAAGTATGGTGCGTATGTGTATTATAAAACAAGTGAAATGAAGAAGCCTCAATTCTTATCTTTAAATAAGTTTGACTATGTATCGAAGGAACCGCGTGAAATTATCGAATGGATAACGCAGAAGTATCTTTCTTAATTATGTGTATAGTATATAATGTCGAATTGTTACCCATTTATAAAATATGTCTATGTGAGCATATTATTTCTATTTGTGTTTATAGCTTTATTTTCGCAACATATGCAGTCGATTGGATATGGTTCTTTGTTTGGATTACAAACGATATATACCATTTTGTTGGCCTTTGACATTTTAACTAATAAAAACCGTGACGATAGTGCATTGATAATGGATATACCTGCATCGAAATATACATCTGAATACAATATAGATTTACCCTATTGGTGGATTTTAGTACCTTGCATGTCAATGCAATTTGGTTCAACCATGTTAATGTTAATGACGTGGAATTATTTATCAAAGCGAACAGATACGGTTCAATTGTCAAGAAGTAACGAAACAAAAATATCAAATTTCAAGATATTCACCTTGTTGATAACAATATTGTTATTATGTTTGACGTATGCATATGTATCAGGTGGAAAAAATGTCTTGGAAGGAGATTATAAATTGGGTGTTACAATAGTAATTGTATTTGTAATGACATTGTGTATAATGAATGTAACTTATGCAAATGAATTATCAAAACTACGTTTTACGAGCACAGACGGATAAGTAACTTTTAAAAAATTTCATATAAACAAATAACGATATATTTTATATGAAATTTCACGAAACACAATGCGATGATTACATAAATAAAGTAACAAAATACAATATCCATCCTGAACTAGAGAAGTTTGCGAAAACAATACCGTCTAATATACGTGATTTTCGAAACATAATCATGTATGGGCCTTCTGGTAGTGGAAAATATTCTCAGGCAATCTCTTTTATACGCAATTATAGTCCAAGCCAATTGAAATATGAAAAGAAAATGATAATCCACACAGACAAGGGTGATTTTAGTTATAAAATAAGTGATATTCATTATGAGATAGATATGTCATTGCTGGGTTGTAATTCCAAAATGATTTGGCATGATGTGTTTGGTCAGATTGTGGATATTATTTCAACGAAAAAGGAAACGATTGGAATTATAATTTGTAAAAATTTTCATGAGACTCACAGCGAATTATTAGACATTTTTTATAGTTATATGCAACAATATAATCATAATAATTTGATAATAAAATTGCGGTTTGTATTAATAACCGAACAAATAAGTTTTCTGCCTCAAAATATCATCAATCATTGTTACAAAGTGAAAGTAATGCGTCCTAGAGAGGAAGAATATAAAAATCTGGGGTTAAATATGGACATTGAACCAAAATATATATTAAATTTAAAGGAAATATATTTGTTACAACAAATAAAGGACACAGAACAAATTCCAGAAGATTTGTTTGATATTATATGTTCGACTCTAATTAAGACAATTAACATGAAAAAACTAAATTTGAATCACTTACGGGAGGGATTGTATGATATATTAATTTATAATATCGACGTCTCAGATACAATATGGTTTATATTATCGCATTATATAGATGAAAACAAACTACAAACGAATCAAATACATAAAATCTTGAATAAATTACCGCAAATGTTAAAACAATATAATAATAATTATCGCCCAATTTATCATTTGGAAAATATATTTTTAACAATCATCAATGAGGTATATGTGAATAATTGATATAGAGAAATTACAATAGTTAATGAAAACAATGTCATATAATATACAAAACAGTCTTACGGTGCTTGAATTATATAATGTGTCGGATGAAGATATTAATGAAAATATCTTAAAGCGTCAATATCGTAAATTAGCGCTTTTATACCATCCTGATAAAAACTCTGATATGTCTGCAACGGATAAATTTAAAGAGTTACATGAGTCATATGAGCATGTAATGAGATACTATGGATATTTGGATGAGACTGAGTATGATATAGAAGAATCAGACCTAGATGAAAGTTATATGGAAGAAGTGGGTATAAACATCAACGAATCTTCGTGGTTTTCTTTTATCAATCCATTTTTACAGAGTGATATATTTTTAACAATGCAATCAAAGTTGTTCCATTCAATAGCATCACAATTATATGGAAAATGTGAGGAAAAAGCATATGATTTGATTGAGCAGTTAGATGCAGATAAAATGGAAAAAATAATAGCTTTATTGAAATCGAACAAGCAAACATTTCATATATCGGATAGTTTTCTAGAAGAAGTAGAAACAATGTATCATAGTAAAGTAAAACATAACAAGACGGTTATTTTGCGTCCGTTGCTAAAAGATTTGTTTGAGGAACAAGTCTATAAATTGGTCGAGAATGAACAAATGTATTATGTTCCTTTATGGCATCATGAGTTAGTGTATGATATAAATGGAAACGAATTATGTGTAGAAATAAATCCGATAATGGATGATAATGTAGAGATTGATGAAAAGAATAATGTGATCGTGTATAAACAAATGTCACTGAGTGAAATTTTGAAGGTTGATAAAATTGATGTTATATTAGGAGGTCGAACGATTAAAATTCCGCGTTATGAATTAAAAATCCGTTCTTTACAGCAATTTGTATTGACTGGACAAGGGATTCCTCAAATATCAACACGAGATGTATATGATGTATCAAAAAAAACAAATATAATCATAGTAATCATGCTTGTATAGAAATGTAAGTGGTCTAAAATTTACATTTCTAAAAATAAAAATGTTCTTTTGCAGAAATCATAAATCCTCCTCCAAAATGAAATAATAAATACATGATGTGATAAACGCATAAAGCGGCAATAAATGTGGTTAAAAACATGATACTGATGATTTGTAAATAAGTCAAACTTTTCCCTTCAAAAAATGTATTAAAATACGTGTAAATATCCCCCTTACTGTTGTTTAATTGCATTCTCATTTCAATTGCGACAATTGTAATTAGTGCTGTAACAAGTGCGTTTAAGATGAAAGATTTAATGTAGCTAGTAGCCCGGAAATTAGGAATGATTGGAAATAACATTTTGTATACTATATGGATAAAATAAACTGGTTCTAAATTGGATAGTAAGCTGTACGTAACATAAAAAAACGGATTATTATATGTTACAAATAAATGAAATAACTACTTTTTATGAAAATATTTATGCGGTGGTTGCTGCAACTACCTTCTTCTTGACCACCTTCTTCTTGGGTTTTTCCTCTACGGCTACCACCTCTGCAGCCACCTTCTTGACAACCTTCTTCTTGATGACTGGTGTTGGGATTGGAACTTCCTCCTCCTCTTCCTCATCGCTATCATCTGCTTGTGTATCTTGAATGACGGGAGTCTTAGTAGAAGCAAATACAGAAACAGGTTCCGATTCTGTATCATCTTCGTTATCATGTATATTTTGATTATCAATGGCTCCACGGTCTTCATCACTAAGCTTAATATGACATCTGCCATAAACAGATTCAATATTACGAGGCTTCACAACACATTGAACAACCTTCCATGTAACACCCCATCCCTTTCCACCAATCCAAACACCGCCACATTGAAGAACGCATGCAACTTGACTTAATTTAGGGACAAAATCAACTGGTGTGAGACGCTTTTGGTCATCACAAGGGAAGAGAAGATTATCGCTAGTATCATATAATTCAATTGCCCACTTTCCATCATAACAAGGAACCTTGGCCTTAATAGACGGAGGCTTAGACAAGTCAAACTTCTTAGTGAGCTTATCCTTTTGATATTTTACAAGTGGATAAAAGCTATGCTTACAAACTTCACGAGACATTTCCTCACCCCACCATAATTCGGAGTTTTCTACAGCCATATCTAAAATTTTATTTTCGAAAGCCTTCATCTTCTCAAGAAATACGTCGGTTGAAGGTTTGCTATATTCTTGATTTGGGAAGTTAAGTGCCATACTAAACTTGCCATCATTTTCACCCGCTTCATTTACAAAATCGGTAATTCCCCATGTCATCATAAGGGGAGTACTTACATGCATAGACCTTTTCGTCTCAGTGTTAATCATATTAATCTGCTTACCACCACGTTCATTTACCTTTGGAGGCATAAACTTGATCGCATTAGGGTTCCATTCATTGGAAGATACAACAATTGGCTTAGACATTATACTAGTTATGTGCTTAACAATATGAATTATATACAGGGATATTCTTTAAATCAATTTTGTTAAATGTGTAATGGTAAAAAAAATACACGAAAATGGAGCATTTTTTAGGAAATGTGTAATTATATAAAAAATACACGAAAATGGAGCAATAACATGTATTGAATAATATATTAAATATGTATATAAACAATTTTTTATTTCTTATAATATATGGAAACATCACCTGTATTACTAGAGAATGAAATAGTTCCTGCATTGAATTCAAATGAATATTCTTTAAATCCTGGTCGAATAAATAATTTGAAGTTATCTGAATTGAGAACGATTTTAAAATACAATAAAAAGAAACTCCATGCATTTGCACAACGTTATTCAGTGCGTTCAACAAATTTGTTATCTAAAAAAATATGTAATAAGATACATGATTTTACAATCGTGGGAAATAAGCCGGTTTTAATGGAAAGAGTGGAAATGTTTTTTAGACAAGATAGGGTCGTGATTTGTATTCAAAGATTGATACGTGGATATTTTGTACGATTTGCAAATAAATTACAAGGGCCGGCACTTTATAGACGTGATATATGTATGAATACAAGTGATTTTTGTACATTGGACCCATTATCAGGAATAAAAGGGTTGGATTTTTTTAGTTATGAAACCAATAATGTGGTATATGGATTTGATATAGATTCGCTCTTGTCTTTTATACGAAAGCGCGGACAAATAGAAAATCCATATATGCGTGAAAATATGAGTCATTGTATTTTGGATATTCTTAACCTCAATCGTTTAAAATGTATAATTCAACCCAAGAAATACGATAATAAATGTCAAAAAAAGGAAATGATACGTATAACAAAATCGAACAATTCTCATCAATCATCCAATATAACCCGTCGTGTAAATACAATTACATTACCTGATAATTATAATTCAACTGACATTACACGAAAGATGAGACAAATGCGCGAAGAACCAATTGAATCGCGTATTGAAAATTTATTTATGGAAATAGACCAATTAGGTAATTATACAGATAGTGTGTGGTTTTCCGAATTAAACCGCACGGATTGTATTCGTTTTTTTCGTATTATGCGTGATATATGGAATTATCGAAGTAGAATACCCTATCAGGTAAAATTAAAAATATGTCCATTATGGGATCCATTTATCACATCAAATAGTAATTATTTCGACATGAATACAGATGATATAACCAAAATGTGTATAAATGTTATGGAGGACATGATTTATATGGGTATTGATAATGATTCACGTTCCCTTGGAACATTTCAAGTACTGACAGCATTAACATTTGTTTCAGTACGCGCAAGGACAGCAATGCCATGGTTATATGAGTCGTTATTTTAGTAAAATGTATTTCAGTTCTTCAAATAACTGAAATACAAAATTATCTGTAAAGAGTAGGTGGATAACCAAATAACCATCTTAAATAATTTAGAAAGCCATCTTGGTTTGTGTAACGATAATCAGTTGGGTAATTATAAACGGGATATACATATACATCTGAATCATCATAAGTAGGATAAAATATATTTCTTGGTGAATAATAATGACGTCTTCCGTGTCTTCCGTGGTGTCTTCTATGACCCCCATGATGTCTTCTGTAATGACCGCCTCTTCTACGTCTCCCACTATATCCTTCTTGAATATAATCGCAAACATAATATAATCCTAAACAAACAATGAGTGCAAATAGAATCTTATGTAAAGCATTGAACGCAAATTTCATATTCTATAGTAAGGGATGAGATATTTGATTTGACGCAATAGAATATTATATTTCAACTAAATGTTTCAAAAATTATAAATCCCTATAATTCGGATAAATAAAGCAATTTATATAATTATGGAAGACCTAATATCCTGTAAATTTAATACTATTTATTGTTTAACGTATTAAACCACTTAAAACAAACCTATTATATAATGTATAATCGAAATGGTAAGAGCTGCTAAATCAACCACTAATCCCACCACCGAAACCCCTAAGGCAACCGCCACTAAGGCAACCGCCCCTAAGGCAACCGCATCTAAGGCAACAGCTAAGTCTAAGGCTGCAACTAAGACAAAGGTTGTTGAAACCGCCCCTGTCGAGACATCTCCCGTCGAGACAGTTCCTGCCAACGTTGTTGTTCAGGAACCTTCTTCCCTTGAGCAAAAGATTGCCGAGTTTAGCGCTAAGCTTCAACAGCTTTCAAGCATCTTCTCTTCTCTTAAGGGTGATTTCAAGACCCTAGAGAAGGGTATGAACCGTGAGCTAAAAGCTTCCCAAAAGGCTGCTGCAAAGAAGATCAAGCGTGCTGGTAACAGACAACCTTCTGGATTTGTTAAGCCAACCCGTATCAGTGACGAGCTAGCCAAATTCTTAGGAAAGGAGATTGGTACAGAGATGGCAAGAACTGCTGTCAGTAAAGAGATTAACGAGTACATTGTTGCAAATGGCCTTCAGAACAAGGATAATGGTCGTTTCATCAACCCTGATGCGAAGCTCACCACTCTTCTCAAGATTCAAAAGGGAGATGAGCTCAGTTATTTCAATCTCCAGACTTACATGAAGCATCATTTCATTAAGCAGGCAACTGCCACTGCATAAAAAGTATATAAAATAAAAATATTCTAAATTATACCCACATATAATATTATAACATGCATATATTCCATTTTTCTGTAAAATAACAATAAAAATATTATTATTTTATCAACAAATGATTATTTTTTTACATTTCGTAATATAGACAAATAGTAACACCCACAATGATTCCAAAACAAATTTATATATATTATGAAAATACTCCTGGTAAAATTCGATATACAAATAAATGGCGTTCAATGAATCCAGATTATGGAATTCATATGATAAGTTATGAATCATGTAAAAATATCATGAAGAACCAGTTTTCAAAAATATTTTATAAAACATTCAATAACATAAATGAAAAAAAAATAAGGTTGGATTTTTTTAAATTTTGCATATTATATCATTATGGAGGCATATTTATAGAGAATGATTTGGAACCATTATGTTCAATCGACTCATTTTTTAAAACAGATTTTGTTTTATGTAAGGCAATGGAAGAAAACACTGATAATATATGTTCAAACCAATTGATTGCTTGTAATTCAGAATCTCCTTTGATAAAACAAATATTAATTGATTATATCGAAGCTTCTATTGATGGACATAGAACTTGGAATCCATCTATATGGAATTTATCAAAAAAAATGGAACAAGTTATTACATTTGAAACTATAAATGGGTGGGGTATTTACAATAGAAACAATATGATGATTCAAGTATTACAACAACATAGTGGTAATTTTTTTTATGATGCATATTTCATATATAATAATAAACGTATTATGAATGATTCACAAAAGTATTTTGTTTAAGGATTTGTCGTTGATTTTGCAAATACAAAACCATCATCCTTCATCATTCTATGTAATTCATCTTTATCATAATTATGATATGTAACATTGAAAGGAGTAAGTCGATGAATATTCAAATCATCTAATTGAAATAAATGATAGATTTTTAATAAAGACTCATAATTTTGAATATATTTAGTATTTTTGTATAACCAATCATAAAAATCCAAATTCATGTTTTCTTTACAATGAATATATTCTTCATACCATTTCATGGTTTCCACGAATGAAGTATTTGAAGTAATATTATAATCGGTTCCTGATAAAACGGTGATTTGACGGAAGGTGGTCATATCCATTTTTAAATCACTCAAAATATTCTCCAATTTATACAATAATACATTTTGGTTAGTGATACTAAAATGACGTATAACACGTGGGCATCCATAAACGAACATGTCCATATCGTCGCTCATACATGCCCATGCCTTTCCAGATAAAACCATTGCAGCACATACTTGGTCGGCTTCACCTTCTGCTTCATGATACATTACCCCATAAGCCGTCATTAATTTTTTAACCATAATAATATCACTGTATCGAACACGAAGAAATCGTGACTTAAGTAACTTAAGTTCTAATAGTTCTTTTTTTTGTTGTTCATGTGATACATGTTCATCATAAGATTCTATTTTCATCCGTAAAGTATTGTATTCTTGTTCTGCGCTTAGTTTTTCGTTACGACGTGCATCTAATAAATCGTATTTTTCAACGGGTGCTTTTCCGTCAAATATGAATAAAGGATTAATATTGTTTTCACGAAATTGAGAAATCATGGTATAAAAGTTTTCGAACAATGCATTTTGACCAATATATTTATAAAGATAAATACTCGTGTCAATAACAATCGTTTTATTTTTCAATGATGAAAGGGCATATTTGTGTATAGTTGTACGCTTACAATTATCAATGAGAAATCGATTTAAATTCATAATTCCCATATTTGTGTATTTTACTGCTTGATACAATGCACTTGTATTATATCAATTTTGTATGACGATTTTACACAGTATTCTAAACTAAGAAAATATTATAGAAAAATACATAGGCAATACCAATTTCAAATAACACATCATAAGTCAATATGCAAAATGTATCAAATAAATTCACCGATTTGGTAAAATAAGGTTGGAGTGAATCACTTGAACCGATAACAGATTCTAAACAATATTTGGGATTTTTTATTTGCACTTCAATGGTTCGAAAACCCTTGTACCAAGCAAAAAAAGTCCAATAAGAACTGAAATAAATCATTGTTAAAAACATGGATAATTGTCGTTGAATATGTTCTGGATGTTGATAAAGTATAAATGTATTATACAAAGTAATTGAACCGATAAATAATATAGACCCTATTGTATTCACCTGTCGTTTCGATGAGATTTTGGTTAATTCTGTATTATTCGGTCGATTTACAACTGTTGTAATTACAAATAAAATAAGAAGGTGAAACTCTCTAAACGTATTTGCATTATTCAATCGGTCTCCATAATATAATCCCACTGTTGTGATAAATCCACCTTCTTGAAATCCTTGTAAAATAATCCCCATTATTTTTGATAATTGATATTTTTCGTTGAAAATGTACATATACATTGGATTAATCCGTCTCGTATTGCTCATATGCAAACAAAATTCAACGACACTCCAAACTGCGGTTGAACCAACCCATATAGTAAAACAATCGGTCGAATTCCTTGAAATATAATCATCCATGCATAATAAACCCGAAGTCAATCCATACAATATTTTGGTATTTCCGTTGGTCGCAAAATTACCAACTCGTATTATATGATATTTATTTTGGATATAATCCATTTAATTATAGGTATAATTTATTTGTATTACACCATACATTGTTCTATAAATGCAAAAGCTTCTTTTTTGTTATATGGTTCTTTCAACTGAATAAATTTGTTGCTTTCACCGTCTTTATAATGGGTTAAAAAATAATTAATTTGTTGTAATTCATATTCAGGTAACTGGGATAGATTCCCAATATGAGTATATTCATTGTCGATGTGAGTATCCAATACACATATAATTTTATCATCCTGTCCTTTTTCATCGTGTGTTTCAATTCCTCCTAATATACGAATATCAATCATAACTCCAGGATGAATCACATGGGATGACAACAATATAATATCGACCGGATCACCATCAGGTGCAAGTGTGTTTGGAATAAAGCCATAATTATAAGGAAATCGATTCGTATTATGAAGAACGCGGTCTAAATGAAGTATTTGTGTATCCACATCGTATTCGTATTTCAAATTGGAATGTTTGGAAACTTCAATGATGGCTTTCATAAATATATAAATTTGTATATTGAAAAAAATGCACAAATTATCGTCCAAACAAAGACATACGTAACGAATTATCACGGAAATTATCAACCACATGATTTTGTATATAATCCATTTTTTCTAAAAATGTGGGTTGTTTGTATATATCCGTAATGAATTTAATGTAAGAATCTATATTTTTATAAGTCTTGGTAAAACGAATTGTATTGGAATTATGGGTGCGACACCATGTTAAAAAACCATCGAAATTGCATAATAATACGCTTTTCACAATGTAATATGATAACACATGGGATTTTTCAACAAATTTTCGCGCCTCTTTTTTATTCGAAACCAATTGTTGATAAGTTAAATCGTAATGTGCTAAAATTTTCGCACACTGTACTAACGAAAAATAACATTCCAGTTCCATCATAGCGATTGTTTTTTCTACTATTTTATCCGTATTCGATTTTTCTCGTGTTGAAAAAAAAGACTGAAATAGACTATTGAAGAATGTTGCCCAGGTTTCACAATAACTTTCATAAATACGAATACCGTTTGGTGATGTGATTGGGTAAAGGGCAAGTATTTTTGTATTGCTATAATTATCATCCATGCTAGAAAAATCAAGACCTAGATTATGAAAACTCTCATGCATTAAAACTTTGAACCATTCTTCTTCGCGAAAAATATAAATGCTGGTTTTCGGAAGGCAACTTGTTGTAAATGCACTATTCACGTGTATTTTATCAAGAGGTTCTAAATGATTCAGTGTTTTTTTATGATTTGTAAAATACAATTTCACCGTTATATCAGTAGAGCATTGTTTTGGTGCATATTTTGTAATGAAATGGAACCATAAATATATTTTTTCGAAATGTTTTTGTATTTTACATTTAGTATAAGAAAATACTTTTTTGACCGGTATATGAAAGTAGATTCGTATATGTCGTAGTCCTATTTGAAATATAAATGAATAAATCTGGTATGATGTATTTTTCAATTCATTATAAATCATAGATGGACTATAATTGAGTTCAGTATCGACAATATTTTGAACAATTTCTTGATTCATTTGTATTGTTTGAGGTGTTTTGTGTTGAATTCCCTCTTGTAATATTCCAATCCATGTTTTCAACATTTGGATGTTTTTTGTATTGTATTTTGCACGATAAAAATTTCTTGGAATATATTTTTTCAAAAGGGTGATAGTATGATTCATTTCTGTATTCATTTCCATATTGAATAATGAAGATATAATAAGAAGAGAATTAGTTTGAATCGCTAGGATGCATATCGAAATAATTGCGAACTGCCATTAACACATAATCAGTTTCGGCAGGAGAACCGCGTTTAAATTGAACAAGTTTTGCATTACGGGTTGCCATCAATAAATTTTTCAAATCATCATTTTGAGAAAACTTAGCACGAATTGCTTCAAGTCGTTCTTGTTGGCTACGTTCTCCGTAAAAATCGGGGTCAATGGAAACTTCAATGGGTCGCAATAAGACATCTTGTTTTAGTTTATTTTTTGTTTTTTTCGACGATTTCCCACTTTTGCTTCCTGCTGACTGTGCCAAGTCAATATCCTTGGAAATGTGACTATTACTATCCAACGAAAATTGTAACATAAAATCCGGATTACGTTTTTTAAACTTGGAACCTTGATAATAATGTTCTACTGACGCATATTTGTGTCCGTCAATTTCAAAACTATGTTCAGTCCAAGAATCATCTAATTTCTTACGCCAATTCTTATGTTTGGATAAATTTACGTATAATAACTGATTTTTTTTTATAATTTTTTCTTGGATACCTTTGCCTGGCTTGGGTGTATTAGATGATTTTGGATGAAATACAAAAACGGTGGATGAATCATAATCATCACGTCCATAATTATGGTCACCGTCTTCATTTTGAGCAGTTTTTTGCACTTCTATACCCATGCGTTCTTGTAAATCTTGGAAAGAAGGAATAATAGAGAAGGGACCTGATGATTTCTCCATACATTTATTGACGATGAGTGCCTTTATATGATAAGGAATTTCATAATATTCCAAGATACGTTTATGTTTGTAAGTAATCAATTCGAAATGATTTCCACTAAAAGACGTCATAATATAATATTTTGGTTCAAAACGTTTTTGCTGTTGTAGTTGCGAATCAATTTCTCCACACATTAATACGCCATCTAAATCGTCATCTAAATAAGCACGTTCTGACAAGATAATCATTTTTATTTGTAATTCGCGTTCCAATACAGAAATCGCCCAATTATCAGCCCAAAACAAGGTTGTTTGGATATATTGTCTAAATTTTTCTAATGTGTCTATCTTGGAAAAGTCAGATATATTTTCAGATATAAGTATTTGGATTTCCTTTTTTAATTCTTTCAATTCAGCATATCTATCTTTTTGTTGTTGAATCGTTTCCAAGATAAGTGTCATGTTTCCTTTGTTATTTGTCATGTGTTTTGCCCGTTTTTTTAAATCTACTTCAATATGTTGTTTAATAGATTTCATTTCATGGTCATATTCACGTAAAGTTGCGTCAAGGTCTGTATAAAGTTGTCTATGTTCATCGAATATTACTTGTGTAGCATTTTTAGATACAATTGCCCTTAACTTTTCAACAGTAGTATAATACCCAATTTGTTTAAAGGCGTCACGTATGACCGCGAAAAAACAATCCCCGTTGGATTCTACTCCATGAATCGCATAATGATTATTTTTCATAAATTTTTCAATCCAACTATTACGGGTACTGGATTTAAAATTCTGTTTATTTTGTTTAGCATCTTCCTCGGTTTCTTCTACCAAAGAAGCAGGTTGTTTATGGTCAGAATCTACCTTAAATACCCCTTTCTCCAAAATAGCAGATGCCTTTTCTATTTCACGTGAAATATTTTTTTTTGGAACCTTTATTTTTAAAACATCATTGTCATCCATTTCAAAATCGATTTCTTGGATTTCATCCGAATCTAGTGGAGAATATTTCACGTTGATGGGTTCGACTTCGTCGAACTGTTTTACACTTGAACCAGCATGGTCAATAAAATGTTCATCGACAAAAGAAAAAAGTAATGGTTCCTCAATATGATCAACATCGAATTCACCAGAGTCGTTTAATACCGTAATTACCTTATTTTTCATAATTTCAATTACGCCAATTTGTGAAGATATTGAGTTATTTACGACTAAATAGATAGGAAAATACACAATATGATATTGCATTTTCGTATATTTAGGTTTCCCAAAAACGACAACAACTTCTTTATTAAATAAATCCATTTCATAAGGTATGGCTTCATGACCAAGGTCTTCATTATCTATCATGGTATTTTCTTCATAAGATACATTTTTTGAAATTTTCGATTGTACCATATCTCTATATACATCATTGTTATTTTTCCAACATCTCATACGCAAATATAGAGCATTATATTATATGGAAAACCGATTGCGTTTCGTTGAACTATGGACAAGTTATATCCTAGTAACCTGTTTTGTGTTATATGTGCTCTATCTCTCTCTAGATTCGATTTCAAGAAAGTCTAGGCGAAAAATAAAAGGTGGATGAGGAAATATGGAGACGAAAATACCTTCACTGGTATAAATACATGCATTACGACAGACCAATATACGTTATCTATGACGTATGTTGGAAAAAAATTGGAGGAATGACTCAGGTGTTGTATATGAAAACATATATCACCTAGACGACAAATCGAATTTTAGTCATTTATGTGCAATCCATATATTTAAATTTTGCACGACTAGTAAAACTAGCATGTTCTTTTACTTTTAATCCTGTAAAATAATTAATATTTGGTTGGATAGAATTTTTCCACATATCAGTGTTCTCTAAATTTGTCTTCACCTCTTTGATAATAAGAACAATATTTTCAGTAATTTCATCTACTTCGTTTTGACGATTTTCTTCATCAATATAGCCAATAGCAATTTCTTGAGCCTTCTTAATAACATTTAATATATTTTCTTGAGAAATCATATCTCGTTTCATTAAATTAACTATAAAAGTTGCTTTACATTTTCGAATGTCATTGATTTTATTATATTTGCAAAATCCATCATAATCTTCATTTGAGTCGATATAATGAATTTCATGCAAACTCTGACTATAATTTTCAACGAATTCATCGATAAACATTTCAAATGAATCATGTATTCCGACTAATTCAACATATAAATCAGCATAAAGTGTCGATAAATATGAATTCATTGATAAAATTTGAAAGATACTTTGCAATAATAATTGTTTGTCATCATCATCCGTAATTTTCTCTATAAATTCATTTAATTTGGTAATAATCACTTGATATTGTACCTCATAATTTTTGATAGATAATTTATTTAATAATGCCCGAATCTCACTTATATACAATTGAACACCTTCTGATTTTTCTATTTTGGTTGCTTTAAAATTTCGTATAGCTTCCCAATTTTCATTTTCTTGTGTATTTTGACAAGATTTATTATATGACCCTCTATTGTGTCCGCGACGCCCTCCTCCTGACGAATTTGTTCGTCTAAATCTTCTATCACTATTTGTACTATTACCACTACTATTGCTATCAACACGAAATAATGGTTGTGCTTCTAATAGTTCTTGTGGAATTACCAAATTTTTTTCTAATTCAGTAAGATTATTCTGTATTTCTTCATTTAAAACAAAAGAGTTTTCAAATAACAGATTGCGAAAAAAATCAACATTATAACATATGATTTCCATCTTGGACTATATTAATTATGGATAACTATTTATACTATTTCAAACAAAGAAGTTAAAAGTAATTAACTAGTGAATGTATTATGGAAAATATCGTAGATAATAACGATGAAAACACCAATGAAAACACCAATGAAAACACCAATGAAAACACCAATGAAAATTATGAATTAAAAACATATGAAAAATGGGATTCATTCGATTTAAAAGATGATTTATTACGTGGAATATATGCATTTGGATTTGAAAATCCAAGTCAAATTCAAAAAACCGCAATTATGCCTATTATTGAAAAACATGATGTTATTGCGCAAGCTCCTTCAGGTACCGGTAAAACAGGTGCATTTACAATTGCATCACTGCAAAACATAGATGTTTCACAGAATACTACACAGGCAATCATTTTGGCTCCAACCCACGAACTAGTCAAGCAAATAAGTACAGTTGTAACTTCGATTGGTGGTATGATAAACGGTTTTCGTATGAAGACTTTAGTTGGAGGAACATTAGTAAGTGACGATATTCGTGATCTACGTGAAAATATTCCACATATTATTGTGGGTTCTATCGGTCGGGTAAATGACATGGTTCGTCGCAATCAAATTGATATGAGGTCAATTAAAATGTTTATTTTAGATGAGGCCGATGAAATGTTATCAGGAGGATTTAAGGAGCAAGTATATCAAATGTTTCAATATTTACCAGTTGATACCCAAACAACTATTTTTAGTGCCACTATGCCTCCCTATATGCTTGATTTAACAAGCCGATTTATGAAAAATCCGGTAAAAATTACATTGGAAGCAGAACAGTTAAATCTAGAAGGTATCGAACAATTTTACATGGCGATGAATAATGATGACGATAAATTCAATGCATTAAAATCATTATTCGACCATTTAACGATTAAACAAAGTATTATTTATGTGAACAGTGTTCAACGTGTAATTGATTTATATAACGGAATGATTAATGATGGATATTCAGTTGCATGTATTCACAGTTCCATGTCCCGTGAAGACCGAGACAAATCCTTTAACGATTTTCGTTCAGGCACGTTTCGTGTATTAATTTCCTCTGATATTACCTCTCGTGGCATTGATATTCAACAGTTAAGTACAGTGATCAACTTTGATGTTCCACGTTCAGTAAATACGTATCTTCACCGAATTGGTCGAAGTGGTCGTTGGGGACGTAAGGGTATGGCGATTAATTTCATAACTCGTCAGGATGTGGGTAATTTAAAACATATTGAAAAACATTATAAATCGGATATTAAAGAATTGCCTTCCAATTTTATGATGTCCTAAGTCCATTCTGATGCATAGCAAAAATTCATAAGTTACTCTGCGTAATTTATGAAAACCTTTTTTCACAAAGAAATGTAAATGTTCTCATGGGTAGAACAATGTATAGAAAAGGCAACCAAAGACGTTGAATCGATGGTAACCGATGCAACTGGAATTCCTCATCATGAAACAGCGACAAATAAGAATGAAATGAACAATAATCATCCGGTTCCCGACCCATTATATGCACCTTTTCAATTACCAATTCAATATTTAGCAAAAAATGAAATCCATTCTCTTTCACCTATCGTAAGCGATGATTTGGAATTATACAATGCTATGGGAGAAAAATCTATCTATGATATTGTATTTCAACCATCCAATCCTTTTGCAAAAGATATTTTCCAAGAATGGAATAAACAATATACAACAAACACCGATTTTTTGGAAGAAACACAAGAAATTATTCGTGAAACATCCATGGAAGAATATCCCTTAAAACACGAATTAATAATGGAAATGTGGAAAGATACCAAAGAAAGTAAATCCTATTTCTTGGAAAAATACGGATATGTTGAATGGGATATGTTAAAATCGATGAATCGTTCATCGTCCTTCCTTCAGGTATTGTCTATCTCCAATATGATGTCGCCAGCAATCAGTTTGCTCTTACCCTTTATTTTTGTGCTAATTCCCTTTATTATATTAAAAATCCGAAGCGTACCTATCACCTTTTCTGATTACATCACAGTATTACGGGAGATAACCAAGAATCATTTTATTGGTAAATTCTTGACATGTTTTACTGATATTTCGGTGCAAAATTTAGCCTACTTAATCGCAATGGGAGGCTTATATTTTTATCAAATGTATCATAATATTCTTTCTTGTATTCATTTTTACAATAATATCCATAAAGTGAATCATTATATATGCACTCTGAAAGAATATATTGGAACAAGCATACAAAATATGAGATGTTATACATCACTTCATTGTAATAAAACACAACATTCTCAGTTTTGTACCATTACACAATTTCACACGAATGTGTTGAGTGAATATGCGCAATTATTACAACCAGTCGAACCAGTCGAACAATTCATTTATAAATTGGGAAGTGTTGGATACTTAATGAAATGCTATTATGAATTACATGCACATCCACAATACGAAGAGAGTTTGCGATATTCTTTTGGGTTTGAAGGTTATTTAGATAATTTACGTGGATTAAAACGTCACCTTCAATCAAATCGTATGCAACCTGTTCAATATTCAAGCGATAAAGCAACACGATTTAAAAACCAATATTATCCTTATCATATGAATGAAGACAAATGTGTTAAAAATTCCTGCGAAATGGACAAACAAATGATTATAACAGGACCAAATGCATCTGGTAAAACAACCTTACTTAAAACGCATACAGTGAATGTGTTGCTATGTCAGCAACTAGGTATTGGATTTTTCGAAGACGGTATTATTCGTCCATATACACATATTCATTCTTACTTAAACATTCCCGATACTTCGGAGCGTGATAGTCTATTTCAAGCGGAATCACGCCGATGTAAGCAAATTATTGATAGCATACAAGAATATCCCATGGAACAAGGATTTCGTCATTATTGTATCTTTGATGAATTATATTCTGGAACAAATCCAAAAGAGGCTAGTAAATCCGCCTACGCATTCTTAAAATATATGAGTAAGTATTCGCATGTGGATTTCATATTAACCACGCATTATACATCTGTTTGTTGTAAATTCAAGAAATCGTCTAAAATTATGAATTATAAGATGGATGTGAAGGAACACAATGGAAAATTAATCTATAAATACTTAATCAAGAAGGGTATATCTAAGATACAAGGAGCTGTTTCAATATTGGAAGAAATGAATTATCCAGAAGAAATTATGAAATCCATTCGCGAGTCACAGTAATACTTACATATGAAAGGGTATAAATAAGTGTGTTGTTATAATGTATAAATCAGAAATACAATGACTGATACAACTGAAACACAAAGATTAATGGGTATGGTAAAGTGGTTTAATAATAAGGCCGGATTTGGTTTTATTACTGTTTGTAATGGATTTGAACATGCAGGAAAGGATATTTTTGCACATTATACAACGATTCGTGTTACGAATTCTCAATATAAGTACTTAGTACAAGGCGAATATGTAGAGTTTGTTCTTACCCATTCCGATAATGATAAGCATGAATTCCACGCAACCGATATCACAGGAATTCACAATGGACCTATTTTATGTGAAACACGTCAAGTAGTACATGATTCTCAACCACAAAGAACAACCTACAAGTATCGTAATGACGGAAAAAATTCACGTTCAAGAAATAATAACCGTCCTGATTCACCAGTGACTCTTCCCTCAGAAGTGTCTATGGAAGAATCTGCATAATTGTATTAATATTACCTATCTATCATTTATTACCGAATATATTTACCTCATTCGCGAGGTGAGGTAAATATACAAATATCAATAATTACATCCTTGAAAAATTAAATTTTGCTATGAAAAACGTCTTGTTCTAATTTTTTCTTCATATTGGCCGTAAATCCATTTAGAAACTCAGTGGAGGATAATTTTTTCAAATGATCACCTATTTTTGGTGGGCTGAATGTCTTTTTACCTTTATATACATCAGACATATACGTTTCAGTCAATGCATTTCCAAATACAGTGGAATTATTGTATAAACATGAGCATAATAATATCTTGGTGGAAGCACCATTTAATCCCTGAGCCACTCGTGGATTGGTAATTACCTGAACCAGTGATTCTAAGATTGGTTTTGGATTGTGTTTAATATGATAATAGATAGCATCCAAAATTTTGTTTAAAATCAAGCCTTCCATATTACCTAATCGTTCAGAAACCTTACCAAGTAGGTCTGATGCATAATCATGCATAATTTCTTGGGATTGTAGAGTCATATTCATAGCTTGACATAAAGGAACTTGTTCTTGTTGGTTATCGACAATAGAAGATGCTAAATTACTATCATTCAACAATGTATTACTTTTTGTTTCAGGTGTTTTTTTTTGGTTTTTATTTAATTTTTGTATTTCGCTGTTAATCTGTTCGGTGGATTTCGTCTTCTGTCCTCCTCTATACGATTTTTGTGTTGTATTCCATTTTTTCGTCCTCTTTCTAAGTGTATATTCCATTTTTTTGCCACCTTGTTGTGATTTTTTTTTTATAAATAATTTTGTTGGTTTGTTTCGAAGTAATTGAACCACCTCATTGACAAAATCAGACATATATCCATTTTTTACATTGTTTTTCGAGATAGCAATTTCGAAAATTTGTGAAAGGATTTGATTATATAATTGCAATCCTTGTTGGTCTTGTAAAAGAGAATATAACAAAAGAGAACTTCCTTTTATTGAACCAAATGATTGTTGAATTCCACCTAAAACAGTGTCGATTAATTTGGCGTTTGCCTCTGAATCGTTGCCTTGAAACAAAAGTTGAATCTTTTGTGTAACTCCTGTCAATAAACCGGCAGTAAAAGTCTGGTCTAAATCATTCGCATTTATCATCACGTTACAAATGCGCGTAACTAACTCTTTGGACACTTCATCCACAATACGTTGTTCGCAAGTCGGTGTGAAAGAAATCTGTGTATTATCTTTTTCTGGTGGCGGATTGTTTGATGCTGAGGATTTATTTTGTGATTGTTGGTTTTTTAATGTTACTAATGCTTGTTCCATTTCTGGTGCTTCGACTGATGCCATTATAATAATAAAGTTATATTACCCTGAGAAAATCCGTCATACCATTGAACAATCAACTAAATACACAAATGTAAAGAGTATAAAATTGAAAACATATTTTATATGTAACTTATCCATAATCAATGCCAATTTACAATTATGAAACATCATCGAACACCAAAACAAAAAAAAAAAAAACGATTTTAACAAAAAAGGAGAAGGATAAACTCTGGGATATATTTGATGAAAATATTTCAAAAAAGGCAGATGAAAAAACATCATCGTCGGATATAATACATTGTGTTTATGATGCGGAAAAAGAAAGTCATAAAATAAACATGGAAACCTCTGCATTTACCCAATGTAATTTTTGCGAAAGTCCATTGACTATTATGGATGACGGATTTCCAACATGTACAAATAAAGAGTGTGGTAGGATATACATAGATACTCTAGATTACTCACCCGAATGGAGATTTTATGGGGCTGAAGACAAAAATGCAAATGACCCTACACGTTGCGGAAATCCAATCAATCCTCTATTAGAAGAATCGTCCTATGGATGTAAAATATTGTGTCCTCAAAATGCTTCATTCGAAATGAAACGTCTTCGAAAATGGACTGAATGGCAAGCAATGCCACATCGTGAAAAATCGTTATATGACGAATTTCAGTTTATTACCATTATGGCAAAAAATGCAGGCATACCGCGTATTTTCATTGATCATGCAATGGCAATTCATAAAGATATTTCTGAACAAAAAATGTTTCGTGGTATAAATCGCGATGGAATAAAAGCAGCTTCTATCTATTTATCCTGTCGATTAAATAACTGCCCACGAACATCACATGAAATAGCCGATATATTTAAATTAGACAAGACAAGTGCAACAAATGGTTGTTCAGTTGCGGTAAATATTTTATGCAATATAGACCGAAATAATGACGGAATTCTTTCACAGAGTGATAAATTATGTACAAGCACACCCGGTGCATTTATTGAACGATATTGTACTCAATTACATATGAATTCCGAATTGGTAAAATTAGCCACTTTCATTGCCATGAAAATTGAAAAGGAGAATTATATCAATGATAATACACCTCAATCGATTTCTGCGGGAATTATTTATTTCGTCGGTCAAATTTGTAATCAGAATTTTAATAAAAGTGATGTACGTAATGTAGCCAATGTAAGCGAAGTTACAATAAACAAATGTTATAAGAAAATCGTATTATTAAAGGAGAAACTCGTGCCCAAATGTATTTTGGAGAAATACGAATAGATTTATCCTAAGATACGTACAATCATTTTATTTTTTTTGTAAAAAGAATAAAATGAGCGGAACCGAATCTCCTCCACTCCCTTCTCCTTCTCCTTCTCCTCCTAAAATGATATTTATCGTTCCATACCGTGACCGACCCATGCAATTGGCATTTTTTAAACGACATATGAAATATATACTAGAAGATATTCCAAAAGAGGATTATCGAATTATGATAATACATCAATGTGATAAACGTTCTTTCAATAGAGGTGCTTTAAAAAATATCGGATTTTTGATTGCGCGAAAATTATATCCGTCCAATTACAAAGACATTACACTTGTATTCAATGATTTAGATACTATGCCTTATATCAAAAATTTTTTGTCTTATACTACCGAACCCAATATCGTGAAACATTTTTATGGTGTATCATTTACTTTAGGTGGGATTTTTTCCATTAAAGCAGGAGATTTCGAAAAAATAAATGGATTTCCAAATTTTTGGGCATGGGGATATGAAGATAATTTAATAAATACGCGTGTCAAAAATGCAAAAATGCAAATCGATCGTAGTGTGTTTTATCCGATGCACGATATAAATATAATTCATTTGAATGATGGTACAATACGCAATGTAAATTCAAGTGAATTTAAACGATATGAAAAAAAGACGTGTGAAGGATTTTTGTCAATCAGTCAAATCGCATACCAATTTGAAGAGGAATATATGGTAAATATAACCAATTTTAATACAGGTATTCCTGAAAATATGGCAACTCGTAATACATATGATTTAAAAAATGGAACCACACCATTTCGCCCTAAAAGAAAATATACAACGGCGTCTATGAATATAAATGCGCCCGCCACCCAAAGATAAATATATCTAGTCGGATTCCATTAGCCATCGCAAAATAAATGTAAATACAATTGCATGAACAATAATTCCACACAGACTAGGACAACCAGTTTGTGGATCAGCAATTTTACAAATACCACCTAAAAGGAATTGAACCAATTTATATGTATAAGGATTGACTATAACTAAAAACAATACTGTTGTCATTAAGGTATAACGCCATTTATCGACATTTGTAGGCTTTTTGCAATGTACGCACTCTTTGGTTTTCATTTATAGACAATATAGATACAATAATTTGTATTTGTTTCATGATTGACATGAGACAAATTGGAAAATCTCACATTTCGATAAATTTATACGTAATTCCGTACGCAATATCGGTTTCCCAAATACCGGATATTTTTAAGACGATGATTTTAGGATGATTTAAACAGGATGGGTCTGAATATAATTGCAATGTCCCATTCATTAATTGGGGTTGTAAAATGTATTTCGCACGCTTGTTACAAGGTTTATATTGAATATATAAATCAAGTAATTTATGTTCAAGTTGTATTAGTTGTCTGACCACAGTTTTATTTTGGGAAAGATTACCTTGAAACATGACTGTTTGTTTTTGTTTGCTATCATGCATTTTATGATTCGGTATATCAATGATAATATCGGTATTTAAATACAAACCATTTAATGACATATTTTCATCTGTAAAAATAAGCTTGGTAAATTCACCAGTCATAATATTATTATTTTTAGTTTCTAAAAAATAAATTACTTGGTGTAAATAATTGGGCGTATTTAATAGCGTATCTGGTTTTATTATAATATTCATTACTATATTACATACTTGGTTTTTATACTTTTTCATTTATAATACATCTTACCTATACACCTTTGAAGATTACAAATGTAAAAAACGATATATTTTATATCCCCATAAGATATAATGTTTGAACCTCAAAAAAAAAATTATGACACTGTTCCATTTATTGCATGGAAAGGAAAAACTTTGAATCAAATTACCTCATCTATTCATAAAAATAATCCCTCTTACAAGATGGAAGGACGATTGTTATTTAAAGCAAATCCGTTAAAAATATATCGTCGTGAAATTGTAAGTAATGGTGTATCAGCCACAAACGCACGCATTTCATCAAGTATTGATGTATTTAATCGACCAAATGGTTATTTAGTCGTTCCAAAAGAAGACCCATGTGAATGTAATGGAACTCAAAATACACTGGATATTACATTGCCAAATAACAGCACTGAAAAACCGGGTACATGTTCGTCATTTACGACCAACGGTATATGTTTAGACCCTGCAACAAACGCAAAACGTCGCGTTAGAAGTGCTGGTATGATACGTCAAAAAATTGTTCCAGGTAAAATACCTACACCATATTGCACGACATCACAACAATATTTATCGACACGTGGAAGAACATTTCAACAAAATCAGTTCAATCATTTGCGGTCTGGAAATCCAAATGTTAAACCAGGTGCTCCTGGAAGTGAAAATAATAAATATACTATCAATCAAGGAGGTATTAATTATTGTACCGACCCAAGTACAAATTTCATTGAATCACAATACAAACCAAACAATTTTAAATTTGCAAAACAAGGGGGTGTTTCTTCCAGTGCAAGAACGGTTCGATTAAATTACAATGAAATTACCACAACGGGCGGTATTTTTTCCAAGGCATATGGTTCTCAAGTTGGCAGTGCATTGGCTTATGGACAAAGTTCGGATGCATATACAGTGAAAGATAAAATTGGTGTTCCAATGCCATGTATCCCCAAATTTTCCAAACATAAAGACGGATTCCAAAAGTGTGCTGGACCGACACCTTTCCATTTGACAAATAACGCATACAAAGCATTAGGTTAAAAGGTGTTTCCAACCACACAACAAAAATATTTGAATTTGTTATCATTCTCAATTTAATGTCTTTTGACGTTTTTTAGAATTACGCTTTAATATCTTTTGACGTTTTTTAGAATTACGCTTTAATATCTTTTGACGTTTTTTAGAATTACGCTTTAATATATTTTGACGTTTTTTAGAATTACGCTTTATACCGGATCCTAGGAACTTATGGGAGTAATCTTTTAATTCATTGGGTGGCTTTGGTGGAATAATAACATGTGTGTTAGGTTTATCATTTTCTTGCGGTATAGACGGATATTCTTCAATTATCTTTAATTCATTTGGGTCAGGTGTTTGTATATCTTTAATTTCTGGAGAAGCAATAGTTCCTTTGACTAATTTATGATTTTCAAATCGAAAATCATATTTTTCAAGTAATCCATACTTTTGCATAATGCCCTCATATGTGGTAATAATTTGTTCAGGTGTAAAACGATTAAATAGATTCCAATTAACCATATTCATAAAGAGATTTTTCAGTTCATCAGCTAGTTCGGGATTCTGTAAATGGTCTTTTGTATGATTAATCATAGATACACAACACAAACCTACACCATAACTATCAAATGTTTTAAGGGAAATATACATAAACGCGTCAAATCCGTATAGTACAAGACCAGGATATAGTTCAACGGAGTGGTTTTTTTTGTCAGCGTCCATATCAAGTATAGAACTTAAAAATTGTTGTGTGAGTTTTAATGTAAAAGGTGACAATTCACCATCAACTGGTTTATAATAAATATATTTCAGTGCTAATCCACCTAACAGTCTGGTTCCTGTACTCCTTGCATAGTCTAGTTTTTCTTCTTTATTCATTCCAATAACACGCTCATATTCATAGGAGTTATATAATTCTACTTCTGGTGGATAAGACCAATGTAAATCTCTAACTTCCACATCTTTATCCTCCATAAGTAATCCAAAATCTATCATTTTTGCTTGTCCTGTATGTTCATTATACACTATGTTTTGCGATTTCAAATCATGGTGAACCTGATTATTTCCGTTTAATTCTGTTAATCCATACATAATACGACTCATACTTAACCAAAATTTTTCCAGTGTAATACGAGAACCATTCCATGGCGTTTTATGTGCATATTCATTTTCAAATTCTACTAAATTTATTCCCCCATTTTCTTGCATTAATAATTTATAGTCATCAATTTCATCCGTGTCAAATTTTGTACATTTATTAATTGCATCAAGATTTGTCTGAATACTTGAAGGAAGACACGAAGAACTGGGAGATATATGAAAATATTGTTCTCGGTCTATACTAGACATCATAGATGCTTCATCTAATTCATTTTCTGCATTATCACTAGTCAATAATTTAGATACCATGTTTTTATTTACTGGGTCTTTGCTTTTATCTTTACATTTTAAAGGTGGATAATGAACACATCCGTATCCTCCTTCACCAATCACTTTTGATACTACTAAATTTGTATTCATATATAATCTTTGAAGATTTAAATCTTCAAAGATGCTTTATAAAATTATATCGTTGTCAACACTATCTACAATAGATTTTATAAATAAATTGTATTATAAGCAACATTGTATTTGGAACACCATGCAATGCATTTTTGAACATTATTATTCATCATTCGGGTTTTTTTATAATCCATATTAGGATTGCCCTTTTCCAAAATCAGATTCAATGTATTATAAATACTCTCTATTTGTTGTTGTCCAAAGATTACATTACACTCTTCGATTTTGCACAAAAACAATGATGATATAGGGCGGGCTAAGTATCGACGAATAGTTTTATCTGAATTCATGAGTACATGATTGAATGATACACGTAAATACTTATACAAATCATCCGTATTTTTATGTACAAAATTTTTGCATATAATATACTTTTCCGAATTTGCATAACGACTCGTTTGAGGTTTTGTAATATAAACCTTTTCGTAACAAGATGTCAAAAGTGCAAGTAAATCAATTGTATGATACATAAAACTATCAAAAATCTTTAATACAAAACAGCCATTATGTTTCTGCATAATAAGAGCATATACGATTTGTCCAAATAACAAATTCGATATATGTTGTTCTTGACTATTAAAATCAACAGAAAAATCAAATCCACCATCCCCCGTTATCATATTCATAGACCCTTTATATTTTTCATAACAATAATCAAAATTGTCAAGTGATAAAATATTCCCGGTTTTGTCCCTACCATTTTCAATTTTTACATTATTATATTCTTTTAAAAATTGTTGGCTTTTTTTCCAACCCGGTATATTTGGATCCTTACTATCATGTAACATTGTCATGCCCACATATTCATCATTTTTGTTATTGCGTAAATGACAAAGTGCTTCAATAAATCCACCTGGGCCTTCTGCCAAATGAAAACTTCGAAATTGTTTATGATTATCAGTGTAAAATATATCTAATAATCGGAAATATTGTGTGATTTCAATCATTTTAAAATAAGAACGTGATAATGGTTTATATTTTGAAACACATCGTTTCTTGTCTGGAACATTAGTATGTATATATTCATATGGATTTGTAAATCGTTTAAAAATATCCCATTCATGTTCTTGGTGGTCAATTCGTTTTTTTATATCTTTAAGAAAATAAGATAACGATGATGATACATTAGGTAATATAGTTTCATTATTTTGATAAGTTACACAAACCTGTCTATATAATTGTGGATAATTAGACGGCAATTGAAAATGTAACATAAACACTACTATTTTCTCAACTGAAACGTTTATACCCTTTTTGTGTCGTTTGTAACATATTTGTTCAAAAATATATTACTCAAATTTACTAGGTGATGACAAGAACTACTTTGACTTTGGTCGAATTGTAATCTTTATATCATCTTTTTTTTTACGTATTTTACGTATAATATGTCGCTTAGGAGCCTCTTTAACTTCGCCGGTGGCAGTCTCCTCCTTTTCAATACGTTCAATGAACTTTTCTGATTCATCGACTTCTTCTTCGATTAAACGACGACGCATCAGTTTTCCAACCTTTTCTGCATTTACATTGTGCATTTTGCGAAAGGCAAAATAACGGTTCAAGAAAGAAATCTGTTTTTCTTCTTCTGTTAAATTTCCAGCTTCTCCAAATTCTGTTTTTTTTCGTGGGTCGCGTTCTAATTCAGCCATCATTGTGGCATACAATTCGCCGAATAATCCAGTTCCATTCGGAAGTCCCATTGATTTTGATTCTTCTTTGGTGACTAAAACAAAACCATAGTTTTCCATGACGCGAATGAAATACGGAAAATTCACCAAATATTCACTGAACGTCTTATTGATACTCTCTTGATAGACATCTACAACATACCCCAAAGATGTTTCGTCTTCGGGAAATCCAGTATGAGGATATTGTTTCGTGATTTCATACATTTTCTCATCATCACGATAAATGGAGAAGCTCTCACCTTGCTTCTTTTTTAACAACAAATCAAATACCGCTTGTCCATCATAACAAGTACCTATGAAATATCCATTTAATTTTGTACATTCAGCCACATTTTGTAAAAATGTATGCATCGACAATTCATCTTTAAAGAAATAATGCAAAGCAAACTGACAAGAACTTATTTGAAATCCCGATTCTCCGATTCCATACCGTTTATATACACCCTCTCCTAATTCATTTTTGTCCTTTGACCCCTGTCCAAAGACAGCAAGTGCAATCTGTTTATCCTTTTCATTTGCAAATGCATTACCAGAACGAATGGTTTGACTTGTATCGTCCTTCACCAATCCACTATTTCCTGTAACAAACAATGCACCTGGCACATGTTTGTGTTTTTTCTTAGCATTCAAATATCGAGCACACGCACCATCTTTATGATTTTCAATATTATCTTTGGAAACATCAATACCAAATACAAATTTCAAATTAGCGGCAATCCATTTGGGTAAATCACCTGCTTTTCCAACTGCATAATCAATCAACGTATCATCACGATTCGAAACACCTAATATCAATTTACGTTTGATATAGTTATGAAAATCGCGCAAAGGACGTGTATTTGTGCGAGAACCAGAACGATTGTAATATACATCATCATCTATAATTGTTTCAGGTATGTCCAATCCATAACTTATCATTTCATTGGTCACGGGGTTGTGTATAGAATGCCAGTTTGAGTTCGCAACGTGATATGCATTACCGTAATTCTTACCTCCAGCACGTAATTCATTTGTTTTATCATAACGTACCCGAAGAGGTACCCATTTCCAATATCCCGATTTAGTTATATCATAATAAAATTCCACAATCATATCTTCTTCGAAATACTCATTCTCTTTTGTCATCATCACTAAACCTCCCTCTCCATTGTTTGTCAAAACTACATTACATAGAGAAGCATCGGGTACATATGGATTTGTAGGTTGAAATGCAACCGGTTTATAGGTTTCCTCATTATCACGATTTCCAAAAGTCGGCAATGTATCATTAATCATATCCAACATCGGATTTATATAACCATGTTTTTTCTCGTCGAAACCACACATTAATATTAATGTTTTGTATTGAAGTATATTTTGAGAAGTAGTCAAATCAACACCTTCTTGAAAGACATTATGTATTTCTTCCTTTCCGGTTTTATCCTTTTTCACAGATACCAAGAAATCAATTGTGTTAAATTTGGGAGGTTTCCATTTAAACGACAAATTCCATGTATGTTTGTACAAAGGTCCTATGTGTCCTGTGCGTTCTCCACCAACTCCAACGAAAGAAGGTGTAAAGATAAGACCATCAATCATATATTCAAATAATCCATCCTGTTCTTTTTGCAAAATGGTATTACAACCATTGAAAATAGAACCATTTTTCGAACTATAAAAGTCCTTTGTTTTCATTCGAAATTGACATGTATGATGCATTGATTCATCGCCCTTTTTATCGGTTTCACTATTATTACCATGGTCATTTAATATATTAGTTGTTTTTATGTTGCGAATAAAATTCGATAAAAGAGGATAACGATAATTAGTTTGCTCTTTATCTGTATCCAACGGTAGAAATGACTTATCACGAACGCTTTTTCCATTCACATAATAAATATCAAATGCTGCATACAAACTAATTTGTTCTCCATTTTTTCCATAGGGAATATATTCTCCATCTAACATACTATTATACCATTCCTTATCCCGCGTAAAAGTTCCTGTGAAAATGACATTCATATTTGTATCAATCATATAAATCTTCCCCCCATTAGGTGCAATATATAACAAACGACGTTCTCCGTCTGCTTTATCTGTTACTGTATAATCGGTTTGAATATTGGGTACATTTGTGGTTGATTCATCGTCTTCAGATAGATGCTGAATATTTTCAATTTGAAGTGTATTCGAAGATGGTCCAGTAAAATCCCTTGGCAATATACGTTTCTTCATTTTTCCATCATCATTTAATAATGATTTCATATATTCTTCACCATGTAAAAGTAACATATAGTGTTGTAATATGTGATCTCTTTCACTAAACGCAATCGGATAATTTGTCCCTTGTATTCCACTCAAGACAAGACGAATCATTTTACGAATCGCATTTAATAATTGAGTTGATTTTTCGAACGCTGTCCCAACACCAATACGTGAATTATCTATTTCTAATTCAACCTCATATTGTTCAGCAGTTTGAAATACTTTTGCATCTTGAATACTATATTGCGGAATCGATGTATATTTGGCCGTTTTTGCAGAACTTTTTACAATACTTACATCCAAGAATATAGGATAATCTGGATGTGAAAAACGCACACGGTTAATATAACGGAATAATTTCTTGGAATCGTCCCAACTACTCAATATATTTCGTGCGACCATCGAGCGAGTTGTAAAATCCTTTTCCAATTGATAAGACACGCGGAAATTGAAATCTGGAAAATCAACCGGACGAAGAGGTTTCGCGGTATCATAATTGCCTATTATCGGGGATTGTTTTTGTGTGAATTTAATTTTATCAGCAATCGCCGATGTGGTAGATGGCATATCTAATAATTTTTGCAAACTGTTGGTTCGACAATATTCTTGAATTAAATCCATACCCACAATTTCGGCACGAATATTCGATATTCTTATTTCTCCTTTGCGTTTATCGGTATATTCATTCTGAATACGCAACATATGGATACCTTCTTGTGTATTTGTTACAAAACCCGCATTTTTGAATTTTCGAATGACATTGTCATATTCGATTTTACTCAATGGTTTTGCAACCCTTGTATTTGTACCAAAACGAATTTCCAATTCTTTCTCGTTACCATGTGTTTTCAACAAAGGGTTATTTGCTAAATAGAATTCTATCATGGTCTCAAAATCCTTCTTTGAATTCATTGGTCGAACATCATTTTTATTCGATGTTTGGGAAGGTTCTTGGATTTTCATATGGGTGTTACCAGAAGATTCAATAGATTCATTTTTTTCATTCATAATATAGGAACAAGTATAACGTATATTCATATATTTTTTTATTTTTATATCAATTTTGTAATTCAACCAATTTCAACAAAATCGTATTATATAATTCTTGTTTTTTCATTTTTACTACCTCTAATTGCAATTTATTCGCCAAATTCTCCAGATCATTTACTTTATAATTGGAAATTGCCTTCAATGGCTTGTCTTGTTCGTACGGAACCAATATACAAGTGGATTGAATATGAGAAATATCGTCTTGTGATAATGGCACTAACTCAACTTCCATCCCTTTCTTCGTTTGTGTAAAAAGATAGGTATGTTCTTGATTTGTATGAAAATGCATATATATACTACCATTCCGAATAATGGCATTTATTTTATAATAAATGCATAATACAGCAAATACCGAATACGATAATTTTGTATTCAATAACAATTCTGACTGTATTTCTTTCAAACCAACCTGAGTAATTTTATGATTGCATTCTTTGGATACATCCTTAATCATCTGTCCATTATTTTGAATATATTGTAATATTTTCTGTTTTTCATCCATCTCTTTATTTTTGTGTTTATTTTGAATCATCATATATTCATTCATTCCATGGAAGATAATATAAATACACCAAAAAAGACCGTCTCTTTGATTCGGACGAAATGCTTCGGATTTTTTTACAGCATTCTCCTCATCAATTATAACGTCCTTTTTCTCGACATATAATTGTAAATATTCATATGTCATCATATAGGGTTTTAATTGAGAACAATCATTATCAAATTTCTTAGGAATATAAAAAATTTGATTTAAATGTGAATAAGTATTCATCTTATTTTTATCTACTATATCATAGTATGTTATCTTTATGTGGTTATACAATTATAACTATGCATAACAGCTAAGGACAATCTTCTTCAAAATATTTGTGTTTCACCGTTTCTTTACGTGTTTCAATTACATCCAATGATTTTTCTTGGTCATTCACATAATTTAAATATATATTGATTTTATCAATTATTGTTTTTGGTAAAAAGGATAAATTCACAAATATACCACTTTTATTCTCATTTATTTTCACATCTTCATTGTCATGAAGAATTTTTAATATCTCCAAATGTTGGAGTGAAGTCATTTTAGTAATCTTTACTTTGATATTTTCAAGAAGTTCAACGTCACATTTTTCCATATTTATTCTGGATAAACATGATAATTATTATTTATACCTTTTCTAAAATAATACATTACATGAATTTGTTATACAATTATATCTATAACAAACCACATAAAGAAATTGTCCGGATATATCCGGAGTGGTTTATTAAGACATTTGTTTTTTTTGTGAGCATATTTATATAACTTACATTAATGGAATAATAAACGACTTCACACCTATATGCACGGATGTCCGAGTGGTCTAAGGAGCCAGACTTAAGACCTGGTAGCGTACTGCTGCGAGGGTTCGAACCCCTCTTCGTGCAAATGTGATGAAACCACATTACTCAAGGGTCAGATACCAACGGTATAAAAGTTTCAATACCCGGTTAGCTCAGTCGGTAGAGCGCACGCCTTTTAAGCGTGTGGTCGTGGGTTCGAGTCCCACATCGGGTGCGGGGTAATACGGGACGCCCTACCAAAGTCCCCGGGGTATAAGGCACCCCAATAAAGTCCTAGGGAATTGTGATGCGTATGCACAATCCCGAACAATGAGGAAATGGAGAGACATACCATCCAGCCATTAAATGAAACTGTAAAATTTTGATGTTAATGGGGCGGACACCACACACCATTACACATTCAAAACAAAAAAACGACAACATTTATGGTTATTAACAAAAATAGTGCCTCTGAGTAATCACGCACTTGAGTTAAAAATTAAAATAAAATCTAAGGTGTTATTCGGTGTCTCACAGTATTAAGCGAGGAATGGGGGCTTAATTCCGACTGGAATGTCGAAAAACTACCTAGCAAGATGGCGCAGAGGCAGCGCGTTGGGCCCATAACCCAAAGGTCGGTAGATCGAAACTACCTCTTGCTATATGCTCTTGTAGCTCAATTGGTTAGAGCGTCGGTCTTATGAGCCGAAGGTATGCGGATCGATACCGCACTTGAGCATATATACCGTCCGCCAGATATCGCTCTGGAATTGGCAATATATTAGTACAATATTTTCATGTACTAATATATTTCATCAAAGCCATAGAAAAAGTAATCTCCAATTCATTGTCCTTTACGACGTCGTCTTGACCGTTTTTGCTTATTGTTTTTTTTGCTTATTGTTTGCTTAACTCTTTTTTTTTGCTTTACTGTTCCTTTACGGGTGTATTTTTTACCCCCGAAACCTGTATTGTTATCAAATAACATCGGGTTCCATTCATCTGTGAATTTTGATTCACCAAAATCAATAACTCTCACTTTTGTATCATTATCTGACAAAAATATGTTATCTGGTTTTGCATCACCATGACGGATACCTGAATTTTCCCAAAGACATCTCATTGCGGTTCTTACTTTATCACTGTGTGTTTCATTCATAACATCATATTCCCACACATTCGTGTTCTTAATATCATCCATTTCGATATAATAGGTGACTTGTGTTCCATTTATATGTTTGCCTAAACGGTGTATTTGTGGAACAATGATATTACATTTAGTTTGAAATAACGACACAAACATTTGTATGATAATTTCCGTCATCATTTTACACTTGCAATTTTCCATATGTGCCGTTATCATATCAGACCTTTTTCGTTTTATATATTCTGGGTCACCCTCCTTTAAAGGGGCATAATCTAATGCCTGATTATCTAACGGATAAGCCCTTTCCTCATCAAACCTATATGTTTTTATACCCACATTTTTTTCCTTGTACTTATAAAATTGCATTACACTATGTACGCAAGAATAGGAAAGTTGGCGACCCCTATCACGTTGCACATCAGCATTTACCTGTTTCATATTATCCATATTTACGTCAAATTTTTTATTCAATAAATTGCTGACATTCATGATTTGTTCTGTAATAGATTCAATATCTGCGGTTTTTGCAAATTCATTCGCGTCTTGCGCATCCTTTTTCATGGTGGCTAATTTATCCAAAATCTTTTTTTTGGTTTCTAAAAAAAAAAATTTGTCAGTTTTTTGTGTTTCTTTTTGTTTTTCTTGAAAGGTTAATTCGTCATTCTCGTCAGGTAAGGAGATTTTTAACCCTCGAAGACCTTTCCGTTTTAACATGATACACACTCTATATAGAATAATGACAGATTATAATACAAAAAAACACGTTTTTGTATTACTTACACTTGTTTTGATTTTACATTCTCGAAAAATTATTCTACTAATTTTGCAATGGCGCAAATATATTGGTCATTTAATTCAAAACGAATTCCTATCACACGGACTGAAATCATATCATTTTCTTTGATATTTCCCAATCGCTCATTTAAATGATGATGGTCACGTGCAATGAAAATTGTAAGTGGAATATTTCCCTGGTCGTCAATTACTTCGGCATGAATACCCGCCTTTGTTACACTTTTACACGTACATTCAATCAACATACCTTCTACAGGTAGGCAAATCATACATTCAAATGTCGTATGATATTCCACATATTCACCGTTTATATTTCCACTGGAATAATTCGATACATTTACCGAATTTGGTTTAATATACCCTTCATCAATACATTTTCCAGAAATTTCATTCGAAATTTTCTTCTCTAAATTCGGTTTGATATTTCTGCCAATCTCCGTAATATGAAGGAGTACCTTTTTGTCTAACATAGACCGTATATACACGCCAAATATTTTTCCGTCATGTGACGACTTTTCAACTTTTTTCATTTGACCATTATTTACTTTTGACATATTACCAATATAATAATATATAGATTTTATATTCTTTTTAATTCAATTTTGTTACTTATAGGGTGTTGTGCCTTGTGCCCCTACTTGGTTGCCCTATATTTGGCAATTTTATTATATATTGCTTTTTCTGGATTTAAAAACCATATTTTATCGTTTTTATTTTCTTCATTGTATTGACGTAATAATATTTCAATAATCACACAGATTCCCAATTGCATAATTTCCTTAGATTGGGTCAAACTATACATTTCAGTACCGATAATTGTATTCAAATCATTAATTAATATTCCCTTTATGGGTGTTTGACCATTAATCCGTGTCCCTACATTATTTTGCATTTTTGTGATGTCCTTTAATCGGAACACCATTTCCTTTTCATTACGAAACATATTAATAAAACCCACTATATTATTGTATTTTTTCGCGCTTACTTGAAACGTTTCCTCTAATGCTCCTGATTTCTCAAAATTTCGTATATCTTCCGGTTCTGCCTCAATCCATTTTGATGGGTCTTCTTTAGAAGGTACATAAATTATCCATTTGTTTTGTGTAGTCATGAGAATTCCTGTTTTCCGGGTTGTCCGAATAATTTTGGTATCTAAATACTGTTTAATAACCTTCTCAATTGGGGTTAATTTATCTTCATCAATAATCTTAGCATAAAAATGGGTGATTAAAGCCATTTTTTGGTCAGGCATTAAAAAATCTACATTATGTCGAATAATATGATTTTTAATTTCACCAAATCCAATTCCATGAACTACTTGAATATGATTGATCACGCGGTTTGCATGACGATACCAATTTTGATCCGAAGTGGTTACAGGTAACATTGCTTGTTCTGGGTCAGAATAATTATGTGATGAAGTTGCATCATGTACATTTTTGACTATTTGTTCAATAAGCATTTTATAGGTTACACGTTTAGTACTCACTATGTCTGAATCGGTCGATTTATCAGTGAATTCGTTGCGGGTTTCCATTATTACTGAATTACGCTTGTATTCTACAGGCACCTTTCGGTCGAATACAGTAATGTCTTCATCGTTGATTTCGATGGGTTGGAATGCATATATTGCACCACGATTGACCAAATTACCACGGCGTCCATATTTGTCCGCAATATATTCATTTTTGTTTTTTACAAATTTGGTTAAAGCGGCATAGATTTGTATAATGGGATATTGTTTTGTCACATTTACATATCCAACGATTTCCTTCAAATCGTAAAACGATTGTCCGTTCTTTTCATCACGAAATAAATTACGAATCCGTTCCCGAATACGTTCATCATTCGAATCCGCGTATTGTGTAGAATAAGTTGCTTCTATGATGTCACGTTCTGGTATTGTCGTAACATTCGGACGACATTGAAATGCACAATTTTCCATATAATCGCAAATATCACTGAACGGTTTATCTCCCACCTTGAAAGGAATTTTTTTCTGCTCTGTGGATAATTCGATTTCAATATTCTGATTTTCCACTAATGAGGCCATTTTATTCACGGTAAAATTGGTTTGACCAATATTCACAATACAATCTACTGCAATTTCTTTCATCAATCGTGTTACCTTCCCAATAATAACAGCCTTGTTTTGGGCAAGACGATACACATATACATCCGCAGCTTCTTGTTTGGGATTTTCATTCAAATAAGTACTATGCATATATATTTCCACATTCCTTTCTTCAAAGGGTAATGCACAATGACTCATATTACGAACTGCACGTCCAATAATTTGCTCGATACGATTTAAATTGTACCAAGGATCTAAAATATGTATCTGTCGGATATTCTTAAAATCAAGTCCTTCTGAACCTGCTTTTGATATGATTACCACTTTCACGAATTCTCCGTCCTTATTTTCAGGACGAACCACTTCCTGTATGTCTTGTGCATTGTTGGGAGAAAAGGCTTTATCTCCAGTAATAAGGGTATATTTGGCTTGTCTAAATTTTGTCTTATCAATCATTTGTCCTCTAGGCTTCATGGTTTTTGCATTCAAAGGGTCGGTTCTTGGTTCCGTAAATAAAGATGTCGTATTATTAGAACTTCCGTATCTTGCAAAACCCATTTCCTCTAATGCCAGTGCCAATGGGATGACCCCACCATCAATATATTGTGAATACACCATTACAATTCCCTTTGATTTTTTGATGGCCTGTATAATGTTTGAAATCTTTGAACTATATTTGGGTAACACATCTTCTTGAAAAATAGGACCATATTTTTCCAAGAATGCCGGTTTATATGAATAACTATGTTTTAATGGAATTTTTTTTTGTGAATCATCGACAAAATCCATAGTTTTGTATAAACCACGTTTTCCTATCATAGTTGTTCTTGGGTCACGTTCTTTTTCTTCATCAATTATAGATTCGTCCGCTTCTGCCAACTCTCCATTCGCGATTTGTTTATCTAAATTTTCACTGGGATAAACCATATTAAGCACTTCCAAAGGTGTTTGGAGAAGTCGAAACCCAAATTTATCCATATCTTCAAAATTTATTTTACTATTCGTCATGTCTGCTTCTACTTTTTTTATTACTAATTGATATGCCTTTTCTTGATATTCCCCAATTTCAGAAACATATAATGGTGTATGTTTTAATGGCGCCTCAATTGGTCTTCCATTGATTTGTTCAATGGGAATTGCAAACTGCTTGACAGGATTGCCCATTAAAGCTTGAGTCACTTTATTTAAATTTTCTAAAATATTCGCATTCTCCAAGAATGTATGGGTTGGGGAAAAAATACTGGGATAAATTCGATAAGGAAAGGTATATGGATTTTCACCGCGAACATAAGAAATATAACCCGTCATTTTTCTTTGTAACAAACTCTCACCCCCCTCTTCTATAACGATTCCATTCGCATCCAGCCTTTCATCTTTAAAGCTTCCTTTTGATGTAAATATTTCAGCAGAACGAATCACGCCACGCTTATCATTCAAATTCATTATATTTACCAACCAGATGATTTCATCGTAATTATTATACATGGGTGTTGCAGATAATAATAATAAACGCATATTTTGAGAATATTTTGCCACTTTCATTAATAATTGAGATACCTTACCTTCATCATTGTCTTTGTTCAATCGTATATTATGAACCTCATCAATAATAATCAGTCTATTGTCAAAAAAACGACGAATATTTCTGATTTCTATCTTTTTTTTCTCCTCTGCTGAATATCCACTTTGCTCACCTATGATGGTTTTTTTGCGAATATAATTTGCCAACTCAATATATCCCATAAATAAATAACTGTGTTGAATGATATTTCGAATCTGTGAGATAATCTTGTCCTTTGGAAGACCCTTCAATGAAGTTGGGTTAATCTCTCTTAACATTGAATTTCCAAGACAAGATTGGATATTCCAAACACCATCTATTTCACGTAATCGTCTTTCGTCAAATAATTGCATTTTAAAATTTTCTTGAACGTTGGGTGCAGCGACCACCATAATACGTTGTTTCATACCAATTTGTTTCATATAAGCACGCATTTCTTCTGCAATTCCAATTGCACTACACGTTTTACCACTACCTAATCCATGATATAAAAGCAAACTGTTATAAGGTGTTTGAAGAGATAAAAAATTTTTTACAAAGATTTGATGAGGCATTAACTCAAAACTTGCATTACACATTTTATCTGCATATTGTTTAATATCATGTATTTCCCCGTCATATCGACTATCATAAAATTCTTTGTGTCTTGCAATTTTTAAGGAAAAATTTGGATCATCTAAATGAGGGTATAAAAAATCATACTCATCCCGTTGTGATGCAATATCACTCTCAATCTTCTCTTTTTTTCGTTGATAGTCGTTACTATTTTTTGGTACTGATGCTAATACATCATCCAATATGACATCTGTGTTTGTTGATTGAGAAGGTGGTAAGACAACTGATTTTGACACGTTTATATTTTCTTCTTCTTCTTTTTCTTCGGGTACCTTTTCATTTACTTCTATACCTACATTTTCGACTAACAATGGTTCATTCATTAAATTTTCTATGAGAGCATTCACCTTTACACACTCTCCTGTTTTACGATGTTTGCGAGTACCTTTTGGACACCTTTTTCGTTTAATAATTTCTACAGGTACCGTTTCATTTACTTCTATACCTACATTTTCGACTAACAATGGTTCATTCATTACACGTTCTGGTATAGGCTCCATCGCCATGGGAGCATTCACCTTTACACACTCTCCTGTTTTACGATGTTTGCGAGTACCTTTTGGACACCTTTTTCGTTTAATAATAGTAGTAGTATTTGTTTTTGGAAATATTTCAATTTGTTGTTGCTCCATACTTAAATATACGTATATACTTTCTATACGTATATTTATCCAACGGTATAAACCATTGCTTTACATCAACCCTTTTGTGATTTTTTTACTTGATGTGTAAAGAATACCAGTCATATTTAGAACCTAACTTGTCTAAATAATACGCAGATAACCATCCTACTATTGCACCTAACGTATCTCCCATAACATTTAAAACAGAGTCTGCTTTGGGTTTTCCTCCTGGCCAAAATACCATATATTGATTGATTATGGTTATTCCTATGTTAGTATTTTCTAGAAATTCAAAAATAGAATGTAAAACAATCCAATTTATCAAAGAAATGTTCCAGAAATAGACTATTATACCTACGGCAAAGTGTAGATATGTATATTGGTCAAATACTTGCGTTCCCATTACAATAACCGAATAATAAAATTTCTCAAAGTGAATGGATTACAAATTTTCAATGGTTGTTTTTTGTCCATGACATTCACGACAATACGCAATCAAATTATCCACATGATTACTTCCGCCATCGGCTAAACGTATTTTATGATCCACTTCAAACCAAGCATTTAATTGTTCTTTACAACCACCACAACACCAATTTTGACGTGACGCCACGAATTTTTTCTTCGTTTCACTTACCGAACGTTTTGTATGTTTTTTACCTGATTGCAATAATGTTTTCTCTGAACGTTGTTGTGCATTGGGTACTTGCAAAACCGGAAAATTGTAATCATTTTGACCACCCTCTTGTGAAAAATTATGTTTGCTAGTAAAATCCAAAATAGGGGAAATCATCGATGATGCGTTTTTATCCACCGGCAGATACTTCAAATATTCATTCGAACCCAAAATTATATTTTGGGCATTTTTTGGGTTCTTTTTGACCAATACATACAAGAAAAACGCACCAGCAACCACACCAGCCATTTGTGCATATTTTTTATATATCACGATGTTCTTCAAATATTTTCCATCTGTATGAATATGAAATAATAATCCTGCAACAATAAATAACAATACTATCTCAAATCGCATACTTACTGTATCTGTATAAATAACACTTGGATATTTATGTGTAACAAAAATAGATACCTATCAAACAAGCGATGGTAAAAATAAAAATCACGGTTTCTTTGCGTATTCGCAAAGTTTCGGATATTTTTACCTGTTTTGGTTTATAATGAGTTCGATAATTATCTAAGGAGGCAAAAAGCGAGATTTCCTCTTTTCCCATCTGTTTATTTCGTTTATTTTGAAAAAAATGCATCCATCGAATAAATGAATCGCGACTGTCCAAATACGGTGAAACTGGATAATCATCTAATAATTTACTAAAGTCTTTTGATATCTCAGGATTCGGAATAAATAAAGGAATATTTTGAATAAGATCATAATATTTTCGTTTTGTGACTGAGTTTGGAATTGCAGGATATGTATGAGCGATTGTATCAAAGAAAAACCAAAAATGCGGTTCCCATACTTCACTACGAAAAAATTGGGCGTTCAATGGTATGAATGTAGATGGTAAATATTGATTCTGTTTCTCCTTATCGTATTGTAAATCGTGATATTCCATTTACTTTACCAAAAGAAAGTATATAAACATTTGGGAATATATAAATGTAATTCAACCGTAATGCATAATAACTTATATTGTAATAACTGTGGCAAAAATGGACATGTATTTAACTTATGCAAGTTACCAATTACCAGTATTGGCGTGATTGCATTTCGCATGGTTCAAAATGAACCGGAATATTTAATGATTCGTAGAAAAGATACGCTCGGACATATTGATTTTATGCGCGGTAAATACGAGATTTATAATAAACATTATATTTTAAATATGCTAAATCAAATGACTTATGACGAAAAACACAGGATGTCCAACGGCAATTTTGATGATTTATGGAAGTGTGTTTGGAGCAATGAAACGGAATTATTACCTCTTTATAAAAGCGAGGAGGAATTGTCACGTAATAAATTTAATGCATTATTAAAAGGTATTACTATAAACAATGATACTTATAATTTACATGATTTAATCACAGAAAGTTCAAACCATCATGTTTGGACCGAACCGGAGTGGGGATTTCCAAAAGGAAGACGTAATTCACATGAAAAAGACTTTGATTGTGCTTTGCGGGAATTTCAAGAAGAGACTGGTTTTCATAAGCATGAATTACATAATATACAAAATGTTTTACCCTTTGAAGAAATTTTTACGGGTTCGAATTACAAATCATACAAGCACAAATATTATATCATGTGTATGAATTATGGAGATACGAACAAAACGGCTGAATATCAAAAAACCGAGGTCAGTAAAATGGAATGGAAACCCTATAAACAGGCTCTTCAATGTATTCGTAGTTACAATATCGAAAAGAAACAACTATTAACACGTCTGCATAATAGTTTAACACAGAATATAATTGTCTATTAGTCTTCTTGCGTTTATGTAAAAATAGGATGAATTCTAATGTACTATAATATTATAGATATATTTTTGATATTATGGATAGTAAATGCATCATCAAATATATAATTACATCAACCCTATTTTTGATAACTTGTGGAATTATCTATAGTATTATACGCAGTCCCAGTAATTCGAATTATTCCATCCAAAAATATTTCTTTGCTTATATGTTTCCCTTAATCATGATTTTTGCCATTATTTTAAATTTGGGAACTGAAGAAATAAACCGAAAACCGTTTATCGAAGTATTTGGTGTTATTGTCATTTTTGCAATTGCTGTTTATTATTATGCTTTATCTGATGGGTTTTATTTAGATATTTCTACTTGGGCGAATTATTTTATACTGATTACAATCGGATTGGTTGGTATGGCTATCTTATACAATTTATTAATTAGTTACATGAGTCGTCTTACCGGTTGGTCTGGATTCATTGCACAATTATTATTTTATTTACCTTGTGTGTTATACGATGCATGGTTCTATTTATTAGATCAATTCAATTTAACACCTATTGCTATTTATGGATTTATTCTCATTGAAATCTTACTTGTTATTATGTACATTTATTTACCAAACCTCACTCATTTCATAATTGGTACTGGTAACAGCGTCGTTTTAGTAAAAGATGTTATTCCGTTGCAAAATGGAAGGGTTACTGTAGCTACCAGCAATTTATTGAAAAATACCCCCACACCAGAACAAATTACAAAAGGGTTTAATCAACCTTATTTTCCAAGAAATTATTGCATCTCTTTATGGGTATTCACAAACCCTCAAGACCCCGCAAATTTAGCCTATTCCAAAGAAAGTCAAATTTTAAATTATGGACATCTTGACCAAAATGGTGTTTTTCAAGTAAAACCATTGATTACCTATTACGGTGGCGGGAATTCTACCGACCAACCCATGGAAAGAAACAAATTCGTTTTCTATTTTGTCAATTACAAAGACATACAATTAGAAGACTCTATCGAAAACACATTGTCCAAAATACAAACAGAAATGAATACTACAATCGGCAAAATTTCGGGTTTAACCATAGATATTGATAATCCCAAATTAACGGATACGGAAAAAACACAAATGCAATCTGAAATTACTGCACTTCAAAATTATAAACAACGATTGCACACTTCCTCGCAAAAACATGAACTTAATACCAAAATACAGAGTTTAACTGAGACAATTGCCAGTGGAACCTTATCTCAATCACAAATTCAGGATTTAAAAAATTCCAAAGTACAGGCTGAAACACACCTATCCATTTTGCAATCTCAACAAGAAATATTACCAGAAGAAGCGGGATTTCTAGAATCCCAAGATTATGATAAAATGAAACACACATTTTATCCAGTAACCCTTCCCGACCAAAAATGGAACCAAATCGTTTTGAATTACAACCATAATTCAGTGGATTTAGTTATTAATGGAAATTTGGAAAGAACCTTTTATTTAGCAGGAAAAGATATCCCACCTGAGGATTTTAAAGTGAGTGGCGAACCAGATACATTTTTACCACAATATAGCGATTTAGATACGATTACAGTCGGCGATACCCATGGTATTGATGGAGGTATATGTAATGTGGTCTATTATCGAGAACCACTTACACCAGAACAAATTGTATTTACATACAATCAAATGGTCAATCAAAATCCACCTGTTCCGCGATAAATCACCTTATGACGAAATAAAATGTCCGTTTTGTGTATAGTATAATAAAAATGGATTGGACCACTATTATTTTATCCCTTATAGTCATTGTATTAATTTACATATTGTATGTGTATTTCATAAGTAGTTCAACGATTATTCAACAATCGGCCAGTTTAACAGGTAGTAATCCAGCAATCACCTCTATTAATAGTGGCCAATCAACCCGTTATGCATATGGTATATGGGTGTATGTAAATACTTGGGACACAACTAGCCCCAAAATCATTTTTAGTAGAAATAATAATATTGCCATTTATCTAGATACCAATACACCTACTCTGTATTGTGATATTCAATTAATGGACACCGAACAACCACAAAGAATTACTGTTACCAATAATTTCCCTCTTCAAACATGGACTTATGTCACCGTGAGTGCCGATAATAATATTATCGATTGTTATATGGATGGTAAATTAATCAATTCTGTCAAATTAAATGCTTACCCTTCCACACCCGGTACAGTTCAAACTGATCCTGTACTATTAGGAAGTGGATGGGATGCCTACGTGTCTGGATTCCAAAATTGGAGTGGCCCTATCGGCCCCGAAGAAGTTTGGGATAATTATATGAGTGGAACCGGTAATGCATTCACCAGTTTCCTATCACAATATAGTCTCAATTTATCCGTTGATAAAAATAACGTTCAACAATCATCTTACACAATGAACCTATAATTGCAAGGATATATCATCCCATGTATGCATAATTGTATTCATGGATTTTTTCTCAGTTTTTAGTTGATATAATTAGAGCACATAATAGTGTATCAAAAACCTATAAAAAAAATACCTGTATAGTATAGTAATTAATGAGTTCTACAAATAATACACAAATACCAGTAGCGCAACCTGTATCGGTTACACAACCCGTATCAGTGGCGCAATCTCCGAGTACGCTTACAGATATAGGAAACTCAATTAGTAATGCAGGAACCAATATAGCCAATACAACCGGTGATATTGTGAATTCAATCGGAGACAATGTATCCGCAGCAAGCGAACAAGTATCCAATACATTTGATAGTTTTGGAGATGCATCCGTTGTGGATGCAAGCAATAGTTTTTTAAGTTCAAATACAATAATTGCCAAATTTGCCTTTTTATTGTTTGTTCTTATCGCCTTTATGTTTTTACTTAATTTAGGAGTAATGATCATTGGTTATTTCACCAAAAAATCCAATAATCCTATGCTTGTAACAGGAACATTAAACGGAGCTAGTAGCTTAATCATTTCTCAAAACCCACAAAATGCGGAATCGATTCCCATTCTCCGCTCCAACAACCAAAGTGGTGGTATCGAATTCACATGGAGTGTTTGGGTTTTTGTCAATGACATCAAAACCACCGATGGTAATGATTATTCTGTTATTTTTAACAAAGGTAATGGAAACTTTTTTTCAGATGGACCCTTTAAAGGTATGTCATCTGTCACAAGTGGTCCCGGATTATATTTAGATAATAATGCCAATCAGGAAGGGCGTGTTAATTTAGTGGTCGCTATAAATACTGTTTCCAGTACCAATCCACGTGAAATGATGGTCATCCAAGACGTTCCATTACGTAAATGGTTCCACTGCGCAATTCGTCTGGAAAATGTAACATTGGACGCATACATTAACGGTACAATTGCAAACCGAATTATTATGCAGGATGTCCCAAAACAAAATTATGAAGATGTCTATATTTGTGCTAACGGTGGATTTAATGGGAATATTTCCAATTTACAATATTATAACAGCGCATTAAGCATATTCCAAATCAACAATATTGTTGTATGGGGGAGAAATGCCAGTGCTTCAGATGCAACCGCAACAGACGACGCATCCGGATTTCCTTATTACCTATCTAGTTTGTGGTACAATGCAAACCGCTAATTTAATTTCACAATTCGACGGAAAAGAATTTCACAATTCGACGGAAAAGATTTTCACAATATAATGTAATATATTGTGATGAGTGAGCATATCATTGATTCTCCATTTGTGCCCGTTATAAGTGACCCACATGAAACAACCTTCATTGATACTTGTAAAAATGGCACACAAATCGGGATGACATTTTTTCCAACCAATCCAAATTGTGAATCTCAATTAGCGGATCGTGCTCAATATTTACGAAATATAACTAAAAATCAGGTTCGTGCCACTATTTTCCCCGGGCCGTATCCAAACTACACATCCACACAATTAGATATGAGAAGAAAAGCCGAAATTTTACAATATACACAAAACGCTATGATATTTTCAAAGAAACAAAACTGGAATCGATTAATTGCTACCAAATTGATTAACAAACGCGTTTGTTTAATACGCGAACAAACACCTATTTCCTCCACCAAATCAGACGTTCCTCCCCCCAGGGTTGATTTATTCTATGACCCAAACGTCCCTTTATACAATTATAAACCCAATCCCAGTACATATAATGAATTCCCATATCCGGATATACAAAATACATCTTTGCAATCAACGACACATAATAATGTTCTTGTTGTGAATACCAATCCTATATTCGAATTCACATTTATCAATCCATCTAATAATATGATTACCTACAATCTGACAAGTCCGCTATCTATATCTCTTACTGGAACGTATGATAATGGTTTAACAGACACCACTACTGCCACTTCCGATATACAAACACTTGACCTTCTTATTACTAATACCGGAACTGGCGCACTACAATACACCTATCCCATATCTGTAGCCCCATTAGATAGTTTGAATATGACCTTTACAGATAATGGCGAATTTAATGCGACATTATATATTGGTGCCTTATCCCTCTCAGACATTGAAATTACACAATGTCCGCAGTATAATTATACTTTTTCACTTCAAGCCACACTCAATACTATTCAAAAAAACATATTAGGAAATCCCTCAACATCTCCTTTTTCCATTTCAAATGTTTGTTATGCCAATATTGAAAATAACTCTACTTTTTATGAAACCGAAAATAATTGTACAATTGACACAATTCCACCTGTTTATGTGTCTCCGTCCTTTGAATAATCTTAGAAGGTATCGGTATCTGCGTAATATTCCACGCACGCAATCTCTCTCTCTTTCTCAATAAAATCAATCGTTTTGTCATCCAACGTTATATCGACATAAGAACCACCACGCACATTATCAACACCAAATTGATGCATAAATTTTTTCACGTATTTATCTACGTCATAAAAATCAACTATTTCCATTGTAAATACAATTTTACATGGTTTGTATGTTTGCATATAGGCAAACTTTTCAGCGGATTTTGTTAATATAGTCGCATCATCTTCCTTAAAATCCGTGTATAAAAACATTTTATCCTCTTCAAGAGACACAAAATACATATATAATTTATTCTCCACCGGGTCACTTTTTTTGGGTTCGCACTGAATATCTACACCGAAACAACGCATCAATGATAACAATTTATAAGCATTATTGCTATTATCCTCATTCGGCTTATTTTGTCTCGTATTTAAATCATTTAACCATTCGAATTCTTTGAAATATTCATCTTCCCATGAATATTGAAATTGTTCATTGAAATCGTTTTCATCTACTTCATTGTGATCATCCAGTATATTTTTATTCTCTTGATACATTTTCTATAGTGTGTAATACGTTAAACTTATATATTCCTTTTCTAGCAATATATAAATTTTTATCAAGGATTCGAATGATATTTGCAATACTGACAAAGAAATACTATTACCATCCTCATTTACTTCGTTGGGTAAAAAATCCTTATCCACCCACATACCATCTTTTAGACCACTTACAATGTATAAAAAAAAAATTACTTTTGTAAATAAACCCCTGCCTTATTTCCTTGATATTTGACATTGGGTATGCCTTGGATATTTTTGTATTTCACTGAACCATAATAGGGGTTTTGTAAATTGATAGCATACTGAGAACGCGCGCAATTCGCTTGTCCCATAGGAGGACTCATTGCTGCAGTAGGGGGTACAGGTGGTGGAATTCCCCAATTCTGTGTATAAGTTGGTTTCGATAATGATTTTTGTTCATTCGGTTTTGCAACCACTTTGTTCGCATTTGCATTTTCTAATCGCAAACAATCTTCTTGGTTCGTGTATTTTTGACCAGATTCACATATTTGATTCTTATCCAAAGAAATGCAACTACGTTTGCCTCCATATTGACCCACTAAACACCATGATGGACTTGGTTCAATAGAAATCACATTGGGTTTCAGTTCCGTTTGAATGGTTTCATCTAAATCATTTTTAGAGGAATTATCTTGTATTGTCACATTCAAGGGGACGGATGCTTCCTCCATCATTAATTCTGCAACATTTACACCGGCCGAAATCGTATCACCCATTGTGGTAGTATCAGAAGAACTGGGTTGAACCTCATTATCATATTCCATGGATGGTGCAAGATTTGCAGGAGTTACATCAAATATTTTTTTATACAAATTGGTCTGTTCCGGTATTGAACCATCCACATTATCTTCATTTTGTAATAAATTACCCACAGAATGAGCGGTGCCTTCTGCGATATCAATACTAGTTCGCGCAACATCGCCGGCAACATCTGCACTTACATTGACCGCCATACCGAGATAATAAAAAATAATACCCAAAATTCCATCAAAAATTGGACGAACCAAATTCACAATTGTTTGTAACAATGCTCCAACGAATAACAATATATTTATTCCTAAAACGGATAATACCAATAATGTTACTAATATGGCGATGATTGTATTTTTTGATGTCGGCATTGTCCATTTATTTGTATTTATATTGCTTGAAACAGTGTTTTTATTCATGGTTAAAACGTCTATACACTGTTTACATATAAAAATATTCGTTTGAAAAAAAAATGTTATGTGTCATTCTAGTATATCAAAAATGTCGAATTTTATGGACACGTTTTTCTTTCTTAGTTTAGGCATTACATTTGCGCTAATTTTATTGTTAGTCTATCATTTTAAACAGCGCTTATCAAATACCGAACAAAAATGCGATACCATGTTTGAAATTATTAATGGAATGGCAAGTGAGCTAAATTCGATGAAAGGATTTCTTACTTCACGTCCAATATCCAATCCAATGGCCAATATCCAAGACACCGGAATTCCACTGAACTCATTGTTTAGTCAAATGCCCCAACCGGGTGAAAACAACATGATGGCCATTCATGAAGAATCGGATGAAGATCATGATTCTGAATTTGATGATTCCGATGACGAATCGGTTGATGATTCTGATGACGAATCCATCCCCTTTGAGTCAATTGATGAAGGTGATGAAAATCAATCTAAAATTGTTGTTTCAGATACCGATGAGAGTGAGCATCAATTACCGAAAAATACCGATAATATAGTTCAAATCGCTGAAAATTTCACCTCTTCTGTAGAAGTACCCGGTGACTCTATCAATAATTTTCATAAAATGACATTAGCCAATTTGAAATCCTACGCTATTGAAAAGGGTTTAGTCGAAAATACTTCCAAGATGAGAAAAAGTGATTTGATTGACTTACTCGAATCAAAATAATACTTTATACCCTTGGTAAGTACCAGCATGACCCACACACATTTTTTGAACATATCTGATAACATTATATGACAATAGTGTATAATGTTTTCTTATCCTCAACCTGATTCAACCACATGTGCTTATCCAACCACTACCGAGTCGATTCCCAAATCAAGATTAGGTTACTCAACAAACAATGTTTATCCTGGTTTTCCTCCCATTATGGCTGATGGACGTTCTATCATTGCTTCTTATCAACCTGAAGCTGTTTTAAACAATCAGTTTATCAAACAATCGGGAATTCAAAGTAATTGGGAATATCGCAATTTTTTAACACGTAATTCAGAGCAAATTAAAAGAGACAACTTCAATGAAGCTTGCAATGATATGGGATATTTCCAACGTTTCACCCCATCTGAACGTGGCGATTCTAGTGCATTTTCCCAAGAACCCAAAACATATACATCTTACCAAGAATCCGCACAGCCTATACAAGGAAAGACCAGCGATCTTAAACAACTGTATTTATCCCGTGAGGAACTTGCCTCTAGAAAACAATCCGAACCAATCACACAAGAAGAGTTATACAAAAAAACAATGATGTAGGTGTTGAATATTGAATCGATAAAATAGTACATAAAACATTCCTTTTTGTCTTATGTACAAACATGAAAATAATCAGTTATGATGTAGGAATACGAAATATGGCATATTGTATTTTTGTTGTGAAAGAGAATGAATTATTTATTCAGGATTGGAATATTATTAATTTAATGGAAAACGAAGACGCACCTGTTCATACATGCTGTTATGATATCCCCCTTTCAAACAAAAAAAATATAGACCAAAATACGAAAATATGTGGGAAGAAAGCTGGATACGAAAAAAACGAACAATTCTTTTGTACTATCCATGCCAAAAAAAAAATAAAAGAAAACGGTTGGTTGTTACCAAACTCTCTTAAAATTCACGAACTAAAGAAAAAAACGATCGACGATTTACATCATCTTGGAAAACAATATCAGATTTTTCAAGATGTAGATAAACCCAAAACAAAAAAAAATTGTTTAGCTCTATTGACTAGCTATATTGAAGAACATATCTTGCATGCTGTATCCAATAAAAAAAAGAATGCTGGAGAAGTTCAATTAATCTCACTTGGTATTTCTATGAAACATTGTTTAGACAAAATGAAAGATGTGGAAGATATATCGCATGTCATTATTGAAAATCAAATCTCGCCCATCGCCACTCGTATGAAGACTATCCAAGGAATGTTGGCGCAGTATTACATTATGAAACATGATACCTCTAAAACGTGTATCGAATTTATTTCTTCCTCCAACAAACTGAAACATTTAGTAAGAATTCCGGACAATACGCAAGGTTCTACTAAACTTCCTGAAAATACATATAAACAACATAAACAAGACAGTATCTTTTTTTGCAAACAATTTTTAGAAATGAATGCAAATCTTCAGGACTGGACACATGTTTTAAATACATCCAAAAAGGATGATTTAGCAGATTGTTTTTTGCAAGGTCTGTATTATTTACAAAATCGAAAAGTAATTACTTATGCGGACAACTTAAAAATAAATAGTATTACATTATCATAAATGGAAGTAATCGATATTGGTATCAATGATTTAGACACTGCCTCTGTATCGCTTCGCGATAATGATATTTCCGCACAAAATGTTTCACATGAAACACCCCCCTCACCCCACGTGAATTTCGGTCCGGGAATCGAGCTTTTGATGAATGACAAAAATATTTCTTCTTCCCGTTCAACCAACGTTGGTATGGCAGATTTAGACAAATTAGAGCAAGAATTAAATGAAGCATCTGGCGTTGAATCGCAAGATAAAGAGGTCAAATCAAATGGAGGAATGTTTGCAAATATATTTGATTTTGGAACGAAAACTCCCACACAAACCGAAAAATTAGGCGCAGAATCAAATAATGACTCGAAACTGGGTGCAGCGACTGTTGAAAGTGTCGGGAACACAAACACATGGGATGGTTTTAATAAAGTTAATGATGTACCCATGACACCTGCAGGGCCACGATTAAATGACCGCGAAAAACGCCGTAAAAAACGCGCTATGCTTAAAAAAATGGACGAATGGTATGAAAGAGGACATACGAAACACAACAGTAATTTTACTATGGAATCCGATTTTGATGAAATTGAAGATGAATATGAAACCGTATTAGAAGACAAACGTAAAAAGGACAGTATCAAATTACAAGGGTGGTGGTTTACCACATTGGTCAATTCACTTGAATATGCGAATGCTGCATTTGACCCTTTTGGATTAAATTTAGACGGGTGGGGTGAGCAAATCAATGAAGATGTTGAAAGTTATGAAGAAATTTTCGCCGAATTACACGATAAATACAAAGGTGGCAAATTATCTCCCGAAATATCATTGTTATTGCGATTGGGTTTTAGCGGTGCCGTGCTAAATATTACTAACAAAGCATTATCCACAGCCACACCCGGCTTTAGTGATATTATGAAACAAAGTCCAGAACTAATGAAAATGTTTTCAAATGCCACAGTACAAAGTATGAGTAATAATTCACCCGGCATGGAATTTGTAGGTCAAATGTTAAATCCTGAGAATAAACCGGACACATCCTTCGGACCACCCCCCGCACCAGTTCAAACACAACAGCAACAGCCTCCTACCAGACCCAGTATGCAATTCACAGAAGCCCAAAATAATCGTCCTGATATTTCTATGGGAAGAGGTACGATGTTTCGTGAAAATGGTGTAAATATTCATCAACCAGAGGAAAATATTCAAATCCAAGAGAAAACCACGCGACAATCACCCCCCACGGAACCTCCCGCCAATTCATTGCAGGGACCACGACCTGAAATGCGCGGACCTCAAAATGTTGATTTAGATAATATGCTAGCCGGATTGAAACCACGTGAGGTGAATATTCATTCCCAAAATCAGGAAAATGATTCTATGGTCAGCATTTCTTCCTTAAAGGATAGTCAAAATACCAACTTACCTAAGAGAACCAATCGTAGAAAACAACGTTCCGATAAAAACACTATTTCATTGGACATCTAATTTCGTTCAGACAAATTCATTCGTCTATGTATAAGATGATTTATTTAATGGTATAAGGTCATATTAGAAGGGTATTAAAAACGGAAAAGGTATAATTGATAAAACCCAACAACCAATAATAAAAAGTAGTATCAAGCAAAAAAAATGTTTTCACTATACGAACCATTAACCAATAATAAAAAACCATTTTTTTTATTATTTTTATCGAAAGGGGGCAAATCAAGTTAGATTGAATTTTTATAATATCTTTACATTTCGTCTTGAGCATTTTTTTTAAACCAATAATCTATGTATTCTTTTACATCTTTTAATTTAAATATATATAAATCTTCCATAAATCGTTCAAATGTAATGCGTTTTGTTATTCCGTTCTCTTTTCTAAAATGTTCGTTGGTTAAATCTTGATTAAATCCTTCTTTCATTGCATTGTATATATCTTGATTTTCTTGTATAAGTTTTAATGTTTTTTGTAAACAAATAAAGGTATTTTCTTGATAACCATTTTTAGTTTTCTGTGTATTAAAATCTTTTACATTATTATCTGATATAAATTTTGCAAACATTTGACAAAAACCATGAGAACCTGGTATTTGATAAAAATAATATGGGTCTGTTATTATTGCTTTTAGTGAGTTATTTCTTCCAAAAGTTTCATAATCGATAACTTTATAATGTGTGGATATAGGTTCATTAATGTCTTCATCTTTACAACAATAATAAATAAACTTTTCAGGTTTATCTGGAATATTATTGTATAACCATGGTGCATTACAATGTATTTCAGGAATCGAGATTACTTTTATTGGTTGTGTTATCATTTTATATATATCTTGCACACCTAATAAATTTACTAATATACTTAAATAAGATTCAAATATACTTTCATCATCAGTTGGAACAATAATACCTGATAATTTATTACTACCACCTTTTTTTTTAAAAGTTCTGTTTTTTTTAGCGTTTTTTTTTATATGAACAGTTTTTTTCTTTTTTAACAACTGTACTTTCATATTATATATTATATTTTTAATAATATATATTTATTATATTTTTACTTTCAATTTTTGTTATTTTGGAAATACAGAAAAAATATACACATAGAATAACTATATGAATGAATACTATTATTATGTTATTTTATGCACCAACCTTTATTTTTTTGGTGTATAGAACCTAATAATCTCCGTTCTTCTTGCGCTTCGTTTTTGTTAATGTATTATCTCTTGTCTTTTTACTATCGAAAATATTCATCGCTTTTATCGTCTGATACATCAAGTTGTCTTGGATCGCACGTGTCGTGTTGTAATAACTGTCCTTGTCTCTTAAGAAATCCGCTTCATGTTCTTCGTCGTAATCTTCTTCATTCGGTTTTTCCTTGAAATCCATTGCCAACATCGGCAAACATTCCGACTTGCACGGTAACAATGCACAGTTGATTGCATGTCCCAGTCTTATTCCTGACTTCTCAAAACCATCCTTGTATTTCACGAATTCTGCTTCTCCGTAATATTCGCATTCCTTGTTCTTCTTTTTCTCCTTCACGTAACACACCCCATTTTTTACGTCCGTCGTTTGTACAAAATTCTGGGTTTGGGGATTCTCATCCAAGCACTCATAGAATATATCACGCACATTGTCCGGCAAACTTATTCTCTTGTAAGCTATGTCTCGGTAATTTCCACGGAAAAATTCCACCACACGCTCTATGAACCTATCCGTGAATTCATGGATCGACTCCGCATCCTTACATGTATCCGTCAAATAGAAATTCAATGTGTTGTTGTTGTTATTCGTCGTATTTCCCATCTGGGGCAACACTTCTACGACCTTATTCACTGTATTCACCAAATTCTCAGTGTTTTCTTGGGTATGTTTCTGCATCTCTTGCGTCTGACCTATCACTGTATTCACCAAATTTGTCGTATTCTCTTGCGTCTGTTTCTGCATCTCTTGGTTCTGTTTTTGCATCTCCTGTGAATTCTCTTGATTCATCATTTGGGTTTTCATCATCATCAATATCATCTCCTTCATTTCACGGTTATCTTCCTTCATTTCTATCGTTGTATTCACCAATTTATCTATTATTGGATCACGTTGCACTATTTCTTCTGGGGGAGGTGATTCGGTTTCTTGGAACTTTTCTTGGGGTGATTCGGTATCTTGGAACTTTTCTTGGGGTGATTCGGTATCTTGGAACTTTTCTTGGAACTTTTCTTGGTGATTTTCTGTTTGAAATTTACATCTCTTTTTGTGATACCACAATCCACTTCTTGCATTATATTTCTTACCACATTCGCATACAAAATCCGTCACGATATTTGGTTCCGAATCGTTCGATTCTGTTCGAATTTTATGTTTAGCTGTGCGTAAATGTTTTTCATATTCACTATTTTTACTGCATGTATAATTGCATTTTTCACAAACAAATTGTTTGGATATTTTTCGTGTTCTAATCATTTAAAAATCTCCTATAATTAATGAACATATAAATCTCCTAAACCTTTGACGCATCAAATTACAAATCTGCCAAAAAACGCGGTTGCAGTCAATCGTTTTTCTCATTTTCAAAAACAGAGCATTTTGCTCTAAACGCGTTTTTTTGGAAATGTGTGTTTTTTTCTATAGAATATACCTCCTATACAGAGGATTTGGAACTTTTTAAAAAGTTCTATTCTCAAGATTTATCACTTACTTTAAACGTTTTTTTTCCAAGATAGATGTGGGACAAAAGTTCCCATATCTAGATTTTTGATGAAAAATGACTGTTTTTTATACATTTGAATGATTCGTTTGTAATTTTTGATTAGATTGCATATTTATCATTGTCATCATCATTTTTTTCATTTCTTGAGTATCCTCTTTGATTTCTGTGATAGAAGTGACCAACTTATCTATCATTGTATCTTGTTTTTCTATGACCGAAAAAAGTCATACAAAATTGAATCATTGTTTGCCATATTGAATGATAACAATAGCATCAACTTCTTATTTATTATGTCAAACCCTGAATCCACTTTTACCCCATTGTGTGACGATATTTGTCAAAAAATCAACGATAAATGTGATTTTATAGACATTGAAAAAAATGTTCAAGAATTATGTACAGTATTCCAAAATAAATGGAAAGATTTTATGAATCCTGAAGGTGAAATTGAACAATGTAAAACTGAATTTGTTGAGGATTCTAGATTAGTATTTTCAACATTATATAAACATTATGGTTGTGAGGAAGCATTAAAGGAAATGAATGAATGTCTTCAAGAAGACCCTGATGCACAGTCGGATGTAGATGAATACTTGCATTTTGTAGATAATTTGAATATCATACAAAATATGACGGAAAATGATTTCGATGAACCCAATTCAAACATGTCCAGAAAACTCACAGAAACCAGTCTTTATATTCAAAAGAAAACGAAAGAAATGCGGGCACTTTCAAATACTATGAAAAATTTGACTAATACATTAGAAAAAATGGAACCTATATTGCGTTCAATTGCTTACGATAACACAATGACTAATTAAAAACAAAAAAAAAGGATGTATAATATTGTATTTTTTTATACAAAATTTTTGGATGGGGATGATTTATCCCCTGACATCTTACCGTGGGTTTAGATACTTTCAAGTCTTGTGGTAAGAAAACAAAAACTAATGGTATAAAGCGAATTAGGTATGTGAAATTAGAATGCCGAATGATTGTTCAAATTTGGTGACGATAACGTCTAAGTATGAAAACGATTTGGAAGAAATGTTACAAGAAATGTGTAAAGAAATACCGAATATGAATATAACCGAAAGTGGTAGATTCGGTATAAGAATGAATTATACAACTGCATGGAAACCTGATTTTCAAATGATTGGGAAGTTGGTGGATAAATATCCGTTAGTGTGGCTGAAAAATGAATGGATTTCCGAAGATGGTAAAGCGGGTATATGGGTAGGAAATCGTAATAAAAAAAAATTTATGGATTGGGATGATCTTTCATTAGAAGATGAAAACTTCCATTTTCCTAGATAGATGTGGAACGGTTTATGTTCTACATCTATTTTTCGCGTATTTTTTCGAAAATGTGCCGAATGTGTTCTTGTTCAAATATGATAAAGTATTTCTCTTTGTTAGGAATCGGTGAAGGGATATTAACATCGACCACCAAAGGTTGGTCTCTTTCTCTTTTTTTGGGATTCGTGTCTGGTATAGAAAAAATGGGAATAGGTTTGGACAAACATGTATTTGGTTCCGTAGGTGTAATAGACTCAATACTCACATCAGTATCATATGATTGACTATCTATAGTGGTTTCACTGTCGTTTCTACTTCGCATGAATGAATGTAATACCGATTGTACTCTATAATAAGATTTTTATTTCATTTTGTTCCATTTACAACACAAAGGGTATAAAGTTGTATTATGGATATACATACAATAGAATGTGTGATAACGACGACGAAATAGTGTATTTCAGCGATTATTTACTCGTAGGAAGTAAATTTGTGGCAAATATTCTCTTTAATATGGGACTATGGGGAATAAACACAATGACAGATTCTATGCAAAATTCGGGTGTTCAAACATATTTAATGAAGGGTTTATGGATATGTAGTAGTACAATGGTAAAGTTAGAAAATGCGGGAAAATATTGTTATGAAAATAATTGGTTGGTTCGTAATAGTGTTGATAGTGTTGAATGGTTTTATGCACAAATAAAGGATTATTCTTCACAATGTCATCATGAGCCGAATGATAGTAATTGGGTTCAAGTATGTTCGTTAAACAATACAAATGACGAATTAAACAAATATTTTGAAACATATGATATTCTTCATAAAAAAGGTTCTTTTGAAGATGCGATGCATTCGTTTGAGAATGCGTTTCAAAGTATTCATGGTAAAGGAACAAGTGTTTTATTAAAATACGAAAACAAATATATTGTTCTGATTTATATTTTCCCAAGAACACTTGTCGATAAATCGGAATCAGAATTGTCTTCATTTAAACCTTTGTCAATTACCTATCAAGCAAAAAACTCCGATGATATTATTGATATTGAATTGGATGATAAAATGTGGTGTATTGGAAATGAATTATTTTCACCTTCATTTGTACGTAGATGTCTTGAATATCAAGAAACTGATTTCAAGTTTTCAATAAATTATGAATTAAAAATTATGGATGCAAATATAAATATTATTACGTTAAATAACAATAAATACATTGAAGTCGATGAGAATGAGATTATTGTGAAAATGATTGATCCTAATATAGATGACAATATAGGGTTGTATTCAGATACAGATGAAGATATAGATACATCTGTGGATACAGTTGTAGATGTAGATACAGATGTAGATACAGAT